CGGCCGCATGGCGGCCCCATGGCGGCCCCATGGGCGGCCGCATGGCGGCCCCATGGGCGGCCGCATGGCGGCCCCATGGGCGGCCGCATGGCGGCCCCATGGGCGGCCCCATGGGCGGCCGCATGGCGGCCCCATGGCGGCCCCATGGGCGGCCGCATGGCGGCCCCATGGGCGGCCGCATGGCGGCCCCATGGGCGGCCCCATGGGCGGCCGCATGGCGGCCCCATGGGCGGCCGCATGGCGGCCCCATGGGCGGCCGCCATAACAGCTGCCACAGTTGCCAATGGACGCAAAGACGAACTTCCGTTCGCACTGCAGTCGGCGGGCACGAAAAAAGGGCGGCCACCCGGCCGCCCTTTTTTCGGACACTACGCGGCGGAATCGGCCTCGGCGAACGGCAGATCCTGGGCCGCCTCGATGACCGCGGCGGCGATTTCACGCCCCACGGCCGCCAGCTCCGCGGCGGCCGGGTCATCGCTGCCGTTGAGCGCCAACGCGAGACACAGCACGCCAACCCCGGCGGCTTGCGACATCGGGAGCGGCCTAATGCCGAGGACATTCTCCGCACCGCCTTCCACTTCCACCAGCCCGTGCTTGCGCAGGACATCGACCACGACATGTTGCGCGTACTCGCCGAGCGTTCGTGGCGCTCGGCCAGGGTACAGAATGCCCATGAATACCCTGGCCGGCGCCCGGCGCGCGGGAGACGAGGCGGGCCTCCGCGAGACAATCCGAATCATTTAGCATACCTCCTTTTTGAAGGTTCGCAACCGATATCGGTATACCCATCCCCGCGCGGCGTTAAACCCGCGGCGGGAAAATTTTTCCTGCCGTTCCCGCCATGCCCGCCAGCACGCCGGCCATGCGTTCCGCATGCGTAATGAACGATCGTTCATGCCAATGCCCGCGAAGCCTTGCGCCACAAGGCTTCCCGCGTTCTGCGGCTCTGAATGAACGTCCGTTCAGCGCGTTACGTTCGCGCGGGCAGGTAACACGACGCGGGCAGAAAAATTCCCAAAAAAAATTTCTGGAACCTATTGACACGCGCGCGCGTCTGTGCTATTGTGAGGATGACGCCGGCAAAGGATGACGCCGGCAACCCCTTAGAAAGAAGGAGGAAGAAGGAGGAGATGACACGACAGCGCGCGGTGCTGGCATTGCTCTGGGTCGCGCGGCGGCTCATACCGCCGCGCGCCCGCGGCGGTTGGGCGCTGATTGGCCTCCTGCTGCAGGAATGCCTTGCCGCGGTTGACAGCCTGGGCGCGGAATGTGAGCAACGGCGGCACGCCCGCAGGCAAGGGTAGCTCTTTCCCCAACGCAATCCCAGGAAGGCCGGCGTGTAGACGCCGGCCTTCGCGTTTTGCGCGTCTGCATGGCGTCTACACGTGCTACGGGCGTCTACACGCGTCTACCGGCGGCAATCCTATCCCCATTATGCCTGTTCGTGGGCAATCCCATCACCATATATCCCTAAACGCCGTTCCCCATGGCGCCGGCGGCATTCCCTTCCCAATGCCATATCCCCAAACCCATACCCTAACTCATTCCCATCCCCGTTCCCAATCCCCCCCCCAATCCCCATTCCCCCCAACCCTATTCCCCCCAATCCCCATTCCCCCCAACCCTATAGACGTATCTACATCTCACGGGCGGTGTCCATGATTCTGCCTGTGTAGAGCGCGCTCGCAACACCTATTACCGGCAGGACTCGCCGCGCGCTTCCCCGCAATGGCCTGAATCCCCACGGATCCGCCTGAATCGCCACGGAAAGTTCCGATGTGCCGTGCGTACTGGTCGGCGGCCCTGCCGCGCCTTTAATAGATGGGTATGGGGGGCAACGCGCGCGCGGGTGGGAGGCTGGGGATGCGTGGGGAATAACGCGCGGGCGGGCGGGAGGAGACAGGTGTGGGGAGCGCGGGTGTGTGGGGGACAACGCGGCGTGGGCGTGGGGAGCGGCGTGGGCGCGGGCGGGGGATGTGAGGCGCGCGGGTGTAGGAGGGGGCGTGAGGCGGGTGTGGGGGGGGGATTGGGGGTGGTAAGGAGGAGAGAGGGGAGGGGATTGCCACCGAATTTTGGGCAGTGGGGGATGGGTGAGGGGATGGGATGGGAATGATTGGATATAGGGATTAGGTGGGTGAGGAGTACGCCGGGGAGGGGAGGTAGGGTTCTAGGGTGAAGGGGGGGATGGGGAAGGGATAGGGATGCCGCCGTGTATGTATGGGGAATGCCACCGGCCTGGGGGAAGGAAATTTCTGCACGAGGTGTAAACGCGGGCGCCGGTGGGTATCATAGTCCCAGGAAGGGGCGATGCCCCCAAGACATAGGAGGCGGTTGGCATGAAATTCTATCGGTACAGGGTCGGAGAGAGCCGCATCACGGTCTCGCTACCAATGGAGGCTGGGTTGGCCGAAGACATATCCCGGAGCCTAGTCCTGCCGGAGGATGAGAAGCTGGTTCCGGTACCGGCGTGGACCGGGCCTGGGGGGTTCTAGGTCATAGGTGATGACATGGTCACCGCCTATGACGTCGAGCAGGGGAGTATCCACATCCTCTGGCAGGAGCCGATCTGGGCGGACGCGGAGATAGTGCGTGCCGTACGGCAGGCGGCGCAGGAGTAGGCCTGCTCTTTTGCGGCCACTAGCTGTTCCGCTGCCGCGCGAAAGACAGGCAGCCGGTGGGCAATCCGCCGCCTGCCTGTTGTCATTACGCGTCAGCGTTCCGCGCCCTGATGAACAAGGGATTGAGACACGCCGTGAAGCGTAGGCGCGTCTATGGGGTTGGGTATGGTTAGGGAATGCCGCCAGGCGCGTGTAATAGGCGTGGGTATGCCGCCGCGGGGGTGTTTGGTAGGGGTTGGAGGGTTATGAAGGTGGTTGCGGGCTTCTTCTGGCTGGTGGGGAGGGCTGCTTCCGGTGTCGGGGTCTGCCGGTTTATATTCGTGTTCCTTTGGGCATGAGGGAGTGGAGGGGGTAGAGGAGTGGGAGGGGGCTTGCTTCCACGACGGGGTGTGGGGAGCCGAGGCGGCGGAGGGCCCGTTTGAGCCAGTCGGCAGTTTTGAAGGCTAGGCCGAGGCGCCGGCGGCCGATATCGCGGAGGAGGGTAGCGAGGGCCCAGGTACCTTGCAGGAGAGAACCTTGGATATAGTTAGAGAACCATGCTTGGGCATTTTCCGGGGCGGTAGCTACGGAGATGATGGTAGAGGGTGGCAGGATTCTCCATTCAGCGGTACCGAGTTGTGGGGAGTCGTGGAGGATATGGGTAGGGGGGATACGATCGGAGAGCCAGCCGGCGGCGTGGCAGGCATCTATTATGACGAGGGTAGTATATCTATGCCCCCAGCGGGGGGCGAAGGCGTTCCAGAGGTCGTCATCGGTGAACCAGGTACTTGTGTCTTGGGTATCCGTATCATAGGTGAGGAGGGCTTCGTCGTAGTGGTCGGGTTCATCTTGGTTGGTGTCCCAGAGTTGGAGGCCGTGGCCGAGCCAGACCCAGACGATGGGGCCGTCATAGGAGACAAGTTTAGCGAGTTTACGTTTGAGTTGGGGGGTAGTGATGTTGAGGGTAGGGGGTTGGACTTGCCACCCGATGGCCTGGAAGGCTTCATTCCAGAGGCGGGCAGAATTCTCCACGGGGACCGGGGTGAGGTGAAGGTCGCGTGGTTCGGCGGGCAGGGCGCAGCCGGTGACCAGGGTACGTACTTTCATGTAGCATCACCATGCAGGATTGTAGCATATGATATAGGGATTGCCAACTTACCTGGGTATGATAGCGGCCTGTGTGAGTTTCCAGCCATCGAGGCCTTGCTGGCGGGCTTGCCTCTTCGAGGGCATCCAGATATCCACCCAAAGGGCGTTATAGCGGGCAGCCTTGCGGTCGTTAGAGGGGGCTCCGCGGTCACGGATACGCCGGAGGCCAGTTAGGGGTGTCCAGATACACCAGCCTTGGGGGATACGGTTAGCGCTTGCCGCATCGGGGCCCAGGGGCTGCCCGTGGCAATCTACCCGTCCGCTACGGCCCTCCGAAGGATAGTAGGTGGTGAGGACAACGCGGTGTATGGGGGCAAGGTGCATTTGTATGCCTTTCTTGTAGGCTTGTTCTTGCCACGGCTGGAGGGGGCCATAAGCCCCGGCAAGGGCCTTATTAGCAACCTGGAGGAACGTATTGTCCCCGGCGGGGCCGCCGAAAAAACAAAAGGCTACCATCAAGCAGATAGCTTGCTGCATAACTGGGTTCCCTCCTATCAGAGATATTATATCATGATTGCGTGCTTGTCAAACAAGGGGGCATGTGTTATATTGAGGCCACTCTGATAGGCAGGTGATGAGAGATGTTAGAGGCTTCTGGGGGCATGGTTGCTGCCGTGGCGGCGGTTGTCTGGCTTCTCATGGATATACAGAAGAAGGCCGAGAAGCGTGACTGGGAAGGTTTGCTGAAGCAGGTGGAGGTAGTGGCCGTGAGTATTATTTGTTGTGTAGCTTGTTGTGTGGATGTCTTAGGTGGGGGGACGGTGGCAGGGAAAGTTTTGACAGGCTTAGTGATTGCCGCCGTGAGTACGGGGTATCATAAAGTTGCAAGCACCGCGATAGCAGTACGTGATGCCAATATGGGAGACGCGCCTAACGAGCGCTGATGACCATGATAGGACGTCAAGTAACTCTCGAAGGCTTAGAAGAGCATCTCCGGGGCCTCCGGGGACGGTTCCTGGAAGGTCATACCGTCACCGAGCTTATCCTGCACCATACGTGGTCGCCAACGGCGGCCCAGTACAAAGGCCTGGATACCTGGGAAGCCATCCGGGCATATCATATGAGGGAGCGTGGCTGGCGGGACATCGGCTACCATTTAGGTATCGGGCCGAAAGAGGAGGGTGTCTGGCTCTTGCGGCCGATGACGATGATTGGGGGCCACTGCACGGGCCATAACAGCAAAAGCATCGGTATCGCCATGGTGGGCAACTTCGACAAGGAAGATCCGGAGTTATGTCTGCCCCAGGCGGTGAGGGTGCTGGCGGTTTGTTGCCGTGTCTTAGGCTTAGGGCCAGAGGATATCTACTTCCATCGGGACTTTGCCAACAAGACGTGCCCGGGGACGAAAATCAGCCGCGCGGATGTCCGGGCCTCGGTGGAGCAACTCCTAAAAACAGCGCCCAGTACGCCAAAGAAGCCCGGGAAGCTGCAAGTTGTCCGCGTGATTGATGATAACCGTACTGAGGCGATACCATGTAACCCGAAGGTGGAAGGGGATGTTGTCCGGTGTGACCTACGGGCCTTGGCCGAGGCCCTGGGTTACGTAGTCACCGATCATATTAAGGATCAGGGAATAGTCTATATCAGTCGGCGGGGGTGAGCATCCAATGGGATTCGTGCCTAACTTCTTGGAGAATGTACTGAAGCCCGTCTTAGAGGAGATGGGCGCATACAAGATAGTGAGCCAGCACTGGAAGGCAGTGAAAGCAACGCTTGAGGAGCGTTATGGGAAGTTATCTGCCCGCGAAGAGCAGATTGCCCGTACCGCCTGCGAACGCCTAATAGAGCATATTGTGTGATAACGATGAACCGTGCTGAGGTAATGGCCCATCTGCGGGCCAGCACGATACCACGGGAGTATCATGAGTTTATTGCCGCCCAGGTAGAAGACGGCGACTATACCCTTGAAGATCTGCTACGTATCGCCGCAAGGCGCCTAATCGCATTGTGGGCACTCTCTGATACTGAAGATGGGGCATTAGAGCGTCTTCTACGGATTGCCTTGCAGCAGGAGATGATTTTCTGGCACTTTCTATATAAGCTAGGCAAGCGCTTGGAGGTTGCCAATGAAATGGGAAATAGTGAGCATCCGGCGCCTGGATGATGGCTCCCTCGAAGTCGAGCTGGTGCAGAGGGCGGTGGTAGTCTTGCCGCCAGCGGAATGGGCCGTGCAGCGTGGCAAGAGGGTACAGCGGCGGCCGGTGGAGGAGATCATGCAGAACATCCGCCAGCGGCTAAAGGGGGCGAAGCCCAGTGGCCAACCTAAGTAATCTTAGCTCCGATCTGCGCCTTGACCTGCAGGGCCTGGAAGTACCCGACGGCCTCGGCGAAGTTGCCCGGGTACGTAAGGCTGGCTTTATCCGGCTGGATGGGATGATGGAGGTGCGCTTTGAGTGGCATGGGCTGCAGCATACCGTTGTAGTTCCCGCAGATGCCTCTGCCGCGGCCGTGGGCCAAGCCATCCGTGAGTTCATAGGGCGTGTCGCTCTTGACTTTGCCATCTCTGAGCTCGTCGGGATGGAGGTAGAAGCCTGATGGCTGTCAAGTATTGGGACTATGCCAATGGGAGCGATACAACTGGTGACGGCTCGGCTGGCAATCCCTACAAGACACTCGATAAGGCCAGCGCGGAGGCCGGTGCAGGAGGCGAAGTGCGCTGTGCGGGGCAAGCCTTAGTGGATTTAGGAACTGCCACATGGACACAGGATAGCACAACTGTTACATTCAATAGTGCTCCTTCGTTGAGTGCTGGTGACTGGATTAGGCCCGCCGGGGTAACAGACTGCCCCGCGTACCGCGTGGCAAGTGTTGCCGGCACCACTGTTACCCTCTCCTGGGCCTACCGCGGAGCAAGTGCTACTTGTACAACCCACAAAATACCCCTCGTGACACTCACAGCAGGGCTGAATGTAGCCGCTAATGCCCAGATTTTCACTTTCGGCTGGCGACTCTCCGATGAAACTCAGCCTGACGGTTATGTATCGGCCTTCCTAGGGAACATCGGCTCTTCCACGCCTATGATTAAAATCACGTATGGCGGGACATGGTATTGCAATGGGCGGCTTTTCTTGCTCCAGAATGCCGCATATGACTATGCGGTATATTTCGCCTCTCCGGCATATGATGCAGGTTGCGAGTTCAAGGGGGCACTAGACGTCAGCGGTTCTACGATACCGAGTGCGTTCTATGTTACCGCGGGGAACAATGCAGCTATCTGGAAGGTGCTGGTTGAAAAGCTATTAAGTTCATATAGTTATCAGGTCATCGGGGTTGTCCGCTCGGAGGTAGTTTTCCGCCATTTGGTGGCGCATAACACTGTTGCCCCCACGGGGAGTGCGGGGGCCGTGGCCTATATTACAGAGGGTGGGGGCCGCCTATACATAGAGAACTTGCATGCGAGCTATGCTAAATGTGTGGCCTTCGCGTGGGCAGGGACATGCTACATTGGCCACCTCTGGGCGCGTCAAGCTAGTCAAGTAGGCTACCATTTGGTGGGGAGCAATTATGCCGAAGTTATATGCGGCTACTTTGACGGTGATGATACAGCCGTTACTGTGGCACAGCGCATCCGGTGTATTGTGGGTGGCCCCGTTACGCAGTGGGTCTATAAGGATGCTCATTGTGGGACTGCCGACAAAGTAGCTGGGCGCACTGGGTATGGTTTGCGGGTTGACCCCGCCAATTCAATAGTGCCGATGAGCTTGCCTTTCAGGTTTACTGTGGCTTCGGGGCAAACCGTAACAATATCATGTTACGCCTATTATAGTGGGACAGGTGGAGTGCCCCGCGTATGGTGGGAACTATGTGACTCCCAGGGCTGTACAGTAGACGCACAACCTATTACTTTGCCTAACGGGACGGGCTGGAGCAACGCACAGAAACTCAGCGTGACCTTCACGGGCACCACAGCGCAAGCTGGAGTAATGATAGCCTGGCTTCATATCTGTGATAATAGCGGCGGGGATGCTGTCTGTTATTTTGATGATTTTGAGCTGTCCACCGGTGCTGGTGACCGGAACACGATGGGTCTCGAGGTGCACGGCACCGAACTCATTCTCCAGCAGGCGCAGGCCGCCGGAGGTAGTGGCATAGCGTTTCCAATAGGGCTATGAGGTGAACCCCGATGATAGGCGAAGATTACAAGGCTGGCGTGAGCTACAAGTTTCGGGTGCCGTTGCGGGATGCCTCCGGTGCTCTGCAGAGCGGCAAGAGTCCCAGTCTGGCCGTTTATCGTCCCGATGATACGCCCGACCCCAGCCCCCCAACAGTCGCCGAGATTGGCACTTCTGGCATTTACAGGTTTAGCTATACGCCCTCTGCCCAGGGCTGTTACACCTTCATAGTCACTGCAACGGGCTGCCTTCCGGTGGTGTGGAATATTCAGGTGAGAGGGCAAAGTCGTGATGACCTTGCTCCAGCTGCAACCGCCTTGAGCAATATCGTCTGGACGGACGCGCGGGCAGCCAAGATAGATAACCTGGATGCTACAATTAGTTCTCGTGCATCCGCCAGCACTGCTCTGAGCAATTCGACGTGGACAGACGAGCGGGCTGCAAAACTGGACAACCTAGACGCTGCCATTAGCTCACGGGCTGCAGCGGCGACTGCTCTCAGCAACACAACGTGGACAGATGCACGGGCGGCTAAGCTAGATAACCTGGATGCTGCCGTCAGCTCTCGCGCTCCCGCCGACACAGCGCTGACTAAAGCAACCTGGACGGATGAGCGAGCTGCGAAGTTGGATAACTTGGATGCGGCTATTTCTTCTCGTGCCCCGGCAGAGACCGCTTTGAGCAATGCGACCTGGACTAACGAGCGGGCAGCCAAACTGGACAACTTGGATGCCACCGTCTCATCTCGTGCTCCTGCAGGGGAGTATGACGAGGAAATGTCACGGCTGGATGTGGCGGTGAGTAGTCGCGCTCCGGCGGATACTGCTCTCAGCAACGTGACATGGACGGATGCGCGGGCAGCAAAGCTGGACAACCTAGACGCTGCCATATCTTCGCGCGCACCGGCAGCAACCGCCCTAAGCAATGCCACCTGGACGGACACACGCGCCGCAAAACTGGATCATCTTGATGCTAGCATTTCTTCGCGTGCCCCTGCTGGGGAATATGATACGCAGATGGCACGCCTGGACGCTCCTGTCAGTAGCAGGGCGGCTCCCGGGGACGCAATGGCGCTTACAACTGATGAGCGCACGAGCCTTGTCAGCAGTATTTGGAGCGCTGCTAATAGGACATTGACAAGTTTTGGTAGCTTGGTAGAAGATATTGCCAGCGCGGTATGGGCGGCTACTTCACGGACACTAACCAGTTTTGGCACACTAGTTACGGATACTGCGGCTGCTGTTTGGCAATACACTACTCGTGAGGTTACTGGTGGCAATATTGACTATGTGGAAGCGCTCAGCACGGCCTATGACGCAGCCAAGAGTGCTGCCAGCAGCACGGTCTGGACCAATGAACGTGCGCAAAAGCTTGACAATCTTGATGCAACAGTCAGCAGTCGCGCACCGGCAGGTGAGTACGATGAGGAGATGTCACGGTTGGATGTGGCAGTCAGCACGCGGGCGCCAGCGGAGACGGCGCTTAGCAATGCGACATGGACGAATGCGCGGGCGGCAAAGCTGGACAATCTAGACGTTGCCATTAGCTCACGGGCTGCAGCGGCGACTGCTCTCAGCAACGCAACATGGACAGACGCGCGGGCGGCAAAACTAGACAATCTTGACGCCACCATTTCTTCGCGTGCCCCTGCTGGAGAGTATGATACGCAGATGGCCCGGCTGGACGTCTCTGTTAGTAGCAGGGCAGCCCCTGGGGCGGCAATGACCCTTACGCCGGGTGAGCGTGCCGCAATAGCAGATGCTGTATTGGATGAAGATGTCCAGAGCGCCTCCGCGAATGGGACGACTCTCCGTGCTGCCGCGAAGGCGGCTTGGGCACAAGGCTTTGGCAAATGGGTACTAGAAAACACAACCTTGACACTTTATGGCCCCGACGGCGTTACAATCGTAAGGCAGTTTGAGATAGATGATCCTACAGCCCCATCGTCGCGCACACCAGTATGATTATCATTCAGGGGCTCAAGAGCAATAAGCTGGTCCTGCAGGGCTATAGCCTACGTGTAGCCGTAGTGTGGTTGATCCTGCAGGGCAGCCTTATGGGGAGGCTGGTGATAGTGGATCCTATGCCCCCGCTCATTGTGGCGGCAGTTGAAGAGAACAAAACTATCGAAGCAGAAGCCCAGGAAACCGACATTGCGGCTTCTGTAGAAAGCAAGCTTATTGCTGCTTTTGCTGAAGACAGGCTTATCGCTGCCAAGGTCTTGCGCTAATGTTGTGGTTGGCATAAAATAGTTGTCAATAGAGGGTGATAGCGATGCCCGCTAATGAGCCACAAATGCGTTACCAAGGCGAGAATAATGCCCTGCGCCTGAAGCTCATTGAGGCGAATGGCAACCCCATTACGCTGACTGACTGTTCTATTGCCTTCTATGACCACAATGGTGCCCTAATTGAGGAGTTTACCAAAACGGAGTCGCCGTCGTTGTTTTCCTTCGAGAACAATATCTTGAGTTTCATCTGGAATGTAAACCCCGCCACCTACCCCGCAGGGCAATATTATGCAGTATGGACCTACGAGGCTTCGGGGCAGATCTACAAAACTCAGGTGGCGATTGAAGTACGCGAGGCGCCCAACCTCGCATGATGCTTGTGGCCCAAAACAATGGCGACATCGTGATCAATGAGCGTACCAAGGTCCCCTTACGGGTAATCTTGGCCGTAGCGGGCATATTACTAGCTGGGGCGGCAGGGTGGTTTCAACTGAAGGGCGAGGTTGGGCAAAAGCTTGATAGCGCAGTTGCCGCCCATACATATGTCACGCGCGATGAGTATCAGAAGGATTACGAGGGGCTATGCCAGCGGCTAGAACGCATAGAAGACAAGATTGATAGGCTAATGGAGCGGAATAGATGAGCCGTGCAGACCACAACTTGATATGCTTCTTGCTCATTCTGGTTGCTATTTGCATGGTGGCCATCGCTGGCACGCCTCGGATGCCTCCCCTGACCTCAGACTGCCCCTCTGTCAGTCAGCATGCACCTAATGTGGCTATCCAAGCTGCGGATCGCATTGATGCCAAGCTGGACATGCTACTATCCCGAGGCATGCATTGAGCAGCAAGCGCTACGGTTGGCCATTCATCATTGCCCGTCATAAGAGCCTGTGGGATACCACATTCCCCTGGCCGCGCGAGATTGTGTTAGACTCCTGGGCAGAGGCGCCCAAGGCACGGAGCACTGATGTGATCCGGTGTAAAGAGCCATTGGTTTCTGCCCAACAGGTAGCGGTCTACCTTCCGATCATTGAGGCGGCCTTGTTGACTTACCGTGCGGTGGTTGCTCATTGTTTGCTTCCAGGGGTTTTGTCTTTTCTGCCACCCGCATGTATCATACAATATAGTCCTTCTATCTGGGCGCATAATTTGCCACTGGATAGCTTGCGTGGGCGGCTGGCATGGATAATAAGTGGCCACCCACGTGACCAGTGGCGTACATTCCTAGAATTGACTACACGCGGTGTTTGGGTGGCAGGGTTGACCGTACATGCGACAAAGGTCACGTGGAGTGCCGATTTTGTACCCACGGGTCGAGCAGCAGATGTCCACCGAGGCACGGCAAGCCTGGTGCGCGTCTGGCGCTACCGAGTGGCACAACTATGCACGCTTTCTCCTGGTGTGCCGCCACCGGGCCCTGTGGAAGAAGCCGTTCCGTGTAAAGCAAGAGTGGCTGGCACAGATGGGGCTGCCACCAAACGTGGAAGCTGCCGCCCGACAGATCCTACTGACCAAAGCATCTGCAACCATACGGGGGCATGAGAATGGCTAAGCCGCCGAAGATAGTGATACGCGAAGACGCAACCGAGGAAGATATTGCTCCGCAACTGTCAAGGGCCTCGCTTACTGACCAGGCGGAGTATGTACAGAAGGCCTTAAGCATGATCCGTGCTGAGGTGCTTCCGGAGAACGTGAGCGGGATGGATAGCCGGAAGCTCCTGGCGGCATATCTGCTATTCCAGCACCATAGCATCCCGCAGGTAGCGCAGATGCTTAAGCTGCCTGTTCAGACAATTCATGCCTGGCTGGCCTGTGATGATGACTTCCGCATGGTGATGGATAGGTTTACTGAAGTGGCAGAGCAAGAGGCCTATGCCAAGGCACTTGAACATCTCCATCATCTGCTTGCCAGCCCTGGGCTTAGCCCACAAGAGATGATGCAGCTGATAGACTTGGCTGTCCGTGTCCGGCGGGTATCCGACCAGCGGGTGGCAACAAGGACCAATACTACCCTGAAGGCACGCGAATTAGAGGCACGGATGGCCCAGTTGCGGCAAGGCCACGAACCGAAGTTCGCTTGGCTCGACGATGCTTTCGGGGGCAAGGACGCGGTTATAGAGGGAGAGTTTACGTCGGAGGATGCTGAGTAATGTATCTTGCCCAGAACCAGATACAGGTGGAGGGCCCGCGTGGGCCGGTGCTTCTTGCACCTGTCTGGACACAAGAGCAGTGGGAGAAGCTTTCTCCGGCCCAGCAGCAGTTCATATATAATGCCCATACCGACTTTGCGTTCTACTTCTATAAGTGCTTCTTGCCCTTTCATTCAGAAATGGAAGGCGAAAAGTATCCCCCGGCGCTTCCGTGGCACCTGCGGGAATTCTGTGCTGACTTGTATGCGGCTATTCCTTCGGCCTTGTTGCCGTTCAATAAGGAGGACATTCCGGAGAACATTGTTGCCCTTGTTTGGCCAATGGGCCACGGCAAGTCCATGACAACCTATGCCCTATGTACGTGGCTCATCGGCATCAATCGTCGTATCAGTATCCTTTCTGCTTCCGCATCGGCAGAAACCGCCGAGCTGACGGTAGAGGCGGTCAAGCGCCATCTCGAAGAGAACGAGCGGCATATTGACGTATTCGGCCGCGCCCGCTTACCGGACAGCACAGGCCCTTGGCAACGACGTAAGTTCACTGTCGAGCGCCCTGTCCAAAGGCATGCCCCTACAATGTTTGCGGCGGGGGCAGAAGGCGAGATAGAGGGCCGCCGGTTTGATATTGCCATCCTGGATGACGTCACCACCGCCAAGAATTCCCAGACGGCCCATATGCGCGAGACGGTGAAGCGCTGGATTAACCAGGTTGTCTGGACACGGCTACATCCTCAGCGGCGTATCATGATTGTTGTGGGCACAATGCATCACCCGGATGATTATCTGGCGGGTCTCAAGCGGCTGGCTGCTACCACGCCAGGCTCCGTGCGATTCAAGCAATATCCGGCAATTTTGCGGGGGCAATGGCCCCCCGCCAAGATCGACCAGTCTAAGCCCTATAGCCTGGATAATGTTGTCTTCGATCCTGAGCTGGAGGTACTTTGGCCGGAATTCTGGAGCAAGGAACGTCTGTTCGAGGACTGGCTGAATGACCCTGCTGCCTTTGCCCTCACCCGGCAGCATCAAGTTGTGACCAATGAGGGGGCACTCTTCCCGCAGGCACTGCTCGAACTGAATTGTAGGGCGGACGGGGCCGAGAATAGCTTCGGCAACGCCAAGCCTGTCATCCGCGCATGGAAGACAGGTCTGCCGAAAGAACGCAACCTGGCTATCTATGAAGCACAAGGCGTGCGTATCACGCAGACAGTGCTAGGGATTGATCCTGCCGCCTCGGCACCGCGGCCCGGTACAGATCCGGACTATACCGCTATGGCGCTATGGGGACAAACAGAGGATGGTATTAATATTTGCTTGTGGCTGGATCGCTTCCGGGATTCTGATCCTGCCCGTGCCCGTGCCCGTATCGCTGAGGCAATCCGTACCCTGTCTCCTGATGAAGTGATCTACGAGGCCCAGGCGATGGAGCGCTACTTCGCTATTGATCTGTCACGCGAGGTAGGCTTTCCTGTCAAGACGCGGGCGCTAAAGAGCCTTAAGCAAGAAGAAATCAATGCCCTGGCCGGCTATGCGGCAGCAGGGATGTTGATGTATGCTTGGGGAGATAGCCAAAGTCAGGCAATGATGTCAGTATTGGAGGAAGAACTGAGCGAGTTCCCACACGGGCGGCATGACGACACTGTTATTGCCTCCCTACATGCTGTACAGATTTTGCGTCGCCGTCGCGGCGTAGGTGTCACCGCTAGCCTGATCTCGCAGGGCAAAACAGAGACAGTTAGCAGCGAGGAAGAAGAAGATGTTGACAGGACGAGGCGTGTAGGGCACACTTATGGCCTGGCTGATAGGCTACGCATGATGACTCGTCGGCGTCCATTGGAAGTACCGCGCCGCATGTTATGACATCCCAAGGATCGGGTGGATGCTCCGTGGCTAACTATGAAACGCTGAGGCTGCAAACTAAAGACGGGCAGGAAGTGGAGGCCCTGGTGGTGCCGGAGAGTATCAGTGCTCACGTAATTAGTGGCGCTATGGCAGGGCGGCAAGCATGGCTGAAGGTGCGCGGGGGTGAAACTGACGTACAAAGCCTCCGGAAGCAATTCGACTCCATCTGGCGGCTGTATAGTGTTACAAGTATTCTTCCTCCACCTATACCACCAGAATATTATACCGAGATATATCGCCGTGACCCAATGTTCCGAGCAACCATTGATGCTTGTGTAGCAGCAGTTGTGGGGCTAGGTTATACCCTTCGGTATAAACCAGATATTGATTTTGAGATGGGAGTGCCTAATGTAAAAAAGCCGGGGTCTGCCAGCCTAGCTCGTCGTGATCGTATCTTGGCTGCATTCGAGAACTGCTGGCCCGATCTTTGCTTCCAAGATGTCCTCACCGCCGTCTGGACAGACTATGAGGTCACGGGCAATGCCTACATCGAGCTGACACGGAACGGCAATGGCGACGTAGATGGCTTCCGGCACCTCAAGAGTACCCGCGCACGCCTTTCTACCGACTATCAGCTCGTTTACGAGGTTGACTCCGGTATGCCGGTGGCAGTCTTTGGCCTCTACGGTACCGGTATCACGGCTGTCATGCTGAAAACCGAGGCCTTGCGCACGGGGCGGCGTGCGGAAAATTGGCACCGTGTGGTAGATTGGACCTCCGTTGGGTTCACGTTTGAGCAAATCGCCAAGGCGCAAGCCGAAGGGTACACTATAAAAGAAAGCAATGAAGTAGTACACCTGCGCAATTATAGCCCGCACAGTAGCTACTATGGCGAGCCGCCAATCCTCTCGGCTATTGAGGATTATATCGGCTCCATCAATGCGCGCCTGTTCAATATTTCGTATTTCAACAATGCCACTGTGCCCCGCATGATGATTATCCTCCGCAATGCCCAGTTGTCACCGGATACTGAAGAGCGTATCCGCCAGTTTGTACGTGAGCAGGAAGCATTGGATGCAATGAACCAGGTACTCGTGCTGACGCTGGGAGAAGGTGTGGAGTTCCAAATAGAGCGCCTATCAAGCAACCAGCTACGGGATGCCGGCTTCTTAGAGTACCGCCAGGCATGTGACGAGGCCATCCGGCGTGCCTATCGGACACCAGCCTCCTGGGTAGGCATTACAGAGGGGGGCGGGCGGCAACAAATCGTCGAGACCAACCAGAAGTACCTGCATGGGTTCATTGCTCCCCGGCAAGTTAAGCTATGTGAGGCGTTCAACCGCGTGTTCCGTGAACGCATGAACACAGATGACTGGGTACTGCATCTCAATCAGCACCAAGTGATGGACCGGGATGGATTCGCCCGGTTTGTAGATATAATGATGCGCCACGGTGTTATGACTATTAATGAGGTGCGGCGCGAACAGGGCATGGCGCCAATTGATGGTGGCGACCTAGCATTCATTACCCCCATGGGTATGGGTGTAGTGCCGGTGAGTGTTCTGCCCACCTTGACAGAGGCCTACAAGACGGGCCAGGCGGATGTTATAGAGGCACAGAAGCCGGAGGGGCAACCGGGGGCGCGTCCTCTGGGGCTGACCGTCTTCACCGATCCCCGTGCACGACAATTGCCCCCAGGGGCACGGCGCGAACTGATTGACTTCCTAGTACAGATGGAGGCTATGGCACAGAATGGTACACTACAAAACGTCATCAAGACGCTTTCGGTGGGCCTTGATGAATGGGAAACCGATACCCCTGAAGACGGAATATAAGTATCCAGAGTGCCCCCAATGCCACGCGCTACTATCGGCGCTTTGCGAGGAGGCGCGGGTTTTGGCAGAGGAATTGGGGGCAGTAGTCGTGGCATGTCGTGTTTGTGGCAGTCTGTATGAAGCACGTCTGCCCCGCCGTGGCAAATACTGGCTCATAGTTCCCGTCTCTGGACAGGGTACTTGACAATACTGACAACATTGCTTTACCATAGGCACCGGTATGCCCTACAACAGCGTTGATGATCTGCCACCGGCATTCAAGGGCTTCACGCCCGAACAGCGCAGGTGGGTACTGCCTGTCCTGAATGCGCTACTGCGTGTCTATGATGACGAAGGCCAGGCAATTGCTATCGCGATAGCATTGCTAAAAAAGCACTTTGGCTTGGGGAATGACAATGGCCGAGGCAGCAAGCGAACAAAGAGTTGAGAAGATACAACTCTTCTGGGTGAATGTCGACAAAGTCGAAGAAGGCGACGAGTGGGCATTTCACGTTATTGCCTCCACGGATACCCTGGACAAGCATGGTGAAGTGATCGATCCGCAGGCAATCCGGAAGCTAAAGCAGGTAGAGCAGATACCATTCTGCCTGGCGGAGAGCCATGAAGCTGCCCGCGTCATGCCTACGGCACAAATCGGATGGTTCTATCCTAATAAGGATGGTCCCGACAATATTTATGACGGCCGGGTTGTCCTCTTCAAATGGCATCCTGAGGCGGCCGTCTATTGGCAAGTTGTCAACGAAAACCCCAGCGATCAGAAGTGCAGTATCGCTGGCGACTTGGTTGCGGCCACAACGCGGCGGCGGCCGACCCGTATCCTTGATATGATCCCTGACCATATCTTGGCTACACGTGCTGCCGTCGCGGCCAACCCTGATACCAAAGTAGAAGTTGATATGAGAACCGCAGTGTGGAAGTCTCTTACCGCCGCAGTAGGAGGCGAGAACATGAGCATGGATACCGAAGAGCTGTGGGACGAGAATGAAGAGGCGGATGAGCTAGTCGTTGAGGGGCTAGAGGAACTTCCGCGGGATGCAGACATCGAAAAGGCAGACATTGAGGTCTCGAATAAGCCCTGGCGCACCATCGGGTATGCTAAGCGTCTGCCCAAGGAATGCTTCCTCTATGTTCCGGATCCGGAGAAGAAGTCTACATGGAAGTTCCCCGTGTACGAGGGGAAGAACCCCGATTCGGATGGCAACTTCCAGGATCGTGGGCCGCTCAACTGGCATGCTCTCCGCAACGCGGCAGCACGCCTCATCGCTATTAAGAACCGCCTCGCGTCCGGCCGTGGCTTCCGTGGCATGTCTGACGCGGAGGCACGCGACCTAGTATCCACGGTAGCACCCAAGATAGTAGAGCTGTATAAGAAGATCGGGAAGCCGATACCAGAAGCACTAGCAAGATATGATAAGACTGCTGAGGAAGGTGGCATAATGGCCAAGACTTCCACGATTATCGAGGCGGTTAAAGAAGCAATTAGTGGCGTCATGGGCGAGCTGCTAGGCGCGCGTCAGCCAGATGCTGCACCCGCCGAGCCACCGGTAGCCGAACCCCCTGGTGACGATGTTGCCAAGACCGAGGAACCTCCGGAGGCAGCGCCTGCCGATGCTTCTGTTGCCCCGGCACCCGGACCTTCTCTGGAAGAGCGCCTGGCAACGCTCGAGGCCATGTTCGCCGAGATGAAGGGCGTGCTCGAGCAGTTTGCCGCCGCCAGTGTCGCCAAGACCGATGAACCCGAGGAAGAGCCTGCCGACATCGGCAAGGCTGTTGCCGAGGCTCTGCAGCCACTTGTGACTGAAGTGCGCACGCTTCAGGAGCAGGTGGACAAGATTGCCAAGGCCCGTGGGGTTTCGCTGCAGGTGGAGAAGGCGTCGGAGCCTGTGAGCGAGCCGATAGGGCGGCGCATGGGCACCCTGGGGCCACTTGATGACTTCGAGGGTGTCCTTCGCGCACATGCTAAATAACATAGAAAACCACATGTTTGTTGGGGCAGGTGCCCCGTGATACAAAGTGTCGACTGAAATCGGAAAGACGGCTGTAACTATCACAGACCTGCAGACCAATGGTGTCTTGCAGGGCGAGCAGCTGGCACAGTTCATTGATCTCGTCGTTGACGAAACGGTGATGATCAAGCTTGCCCGCAAGCTCATGACGAGCGGTGGCAAGGCATCGTGGAGCACCTTGGGCATCAGCGGCCCCGTCACCATCTGGGGCGGGCATGCCTCTGACTGGCCCACCTATGGCGATACCTCGGTCACTGCTACCGACTATTCCATCCAGGCAGTGTCGGTAGAGGCCAAGGTGAAGCTTGACGATGTTGTGCTGCCAGCGTGGAATATCGAGGGTGAAGGCTTCCAGAACACGGCAACTGGCATGCTTGCCAAGGCCTTCGCCAACGACCTCGAGGATGCGGCAATCAATGCCGACAGCGATGGCTCTGACCCGTATTCAGGTCATAAGGGTGCGGGGATGCTGACGGCCTTCGATGGCTACTACGAGACCATCCGCACCTCGGGGAACGTTTACGACCACGCTGGGGCGGGCGTCAATGCGGCTCTGTTCTACGAGATGTGGGAGACCTTGCCCACCAAGTATCGTTCCAATAGGGCCGATTGGCGCCTCTTCGTGAGTCCCAACGTCTTCGATGCTTGGGCACGCCATGCTGCAAGCGTTGCCCATACGGGCACCAGCGAAGCCTGGGTGACGAACACCGAGTCGGGGCTCGTGCTCTACGCAGCCGGCATCCAGCTCGTTAGCGTCCCCAAGATCCCCGAGAACAAGCCGGGCATCCTGAGCCAGTCCGAGGTTACTGAGGGCCAGTTCTCGTTCGCTATCCTGGCCCAGCCCGATAACCTCCTTGTGGCTTTCGACCCCGAACTCGAGTGGAAGATCGGTGTCGAGTCGGATATCCGGCGCAAGGTCCTCTACCTGAAGACTGGCTTCGCGGCGGGGATTCTCAATCCCGAAGCCTGCGTCGTTGCCGTGAACGTGCTGCCTGAGCCAGCCACAACGATCACGCCGTAGGGCGGTGGATAGGCAGCCTGCTGGAGGGGAGGGGCTTATTCCCCTCCCCTCCTAGGGCAATTGATGGCTTTCGCCATCAAATAAACAGTGCGTAGGAGTGGTGTAGAAATGTTGATCGTCGTAAACAAGCTAGCAGCTGAGCGCAAGCAGGTTCCCAGCAGGATGCGTATCACCAACACCCCATCGGGGCAAACATATGTCATCAGTAGTGACCCCATCAATGTCACCAACGAGGAAGACCTTGAGTTTCTCTTGGGGCTGAAGGTAAAAACTCCCTGGGGGCAAGAGATACCCTGTTGCATGGAATGGCAACCGGAGGGCTCTGCCCGCGAATGGTCAGAAGCCGATACGAAGGCCCTCAGCGAAGAACTGGAAGCCCTGCTCAATGCTAATAATCAGCTGCAAGAGCGTGTTGCGCAGTTGGAAGCAGAAGTGGACAACCTCAAGGCGGCGGGTGCAAAGTACCCTTCTTCAGGACGCGGACGGCGCAACGCTGGCACATCCGACACGGCGGAAGAACCTACCGAATAGACCGCACGTGGCAGCGTGTCCCCACGCCGCAGGCTACTTACCTGCTGCAGCAGATACATTGTGAGCTGGAAATGGATCCGCCTGTGCGGTTCCTCAGCGCCGATGGATTATTGCTGCTACATGAGCTCCAGGGGCAACGCTTACAGCAGCGGTGGCAACCTCCACACCTTGAAGATATTCCCCCCGGTAAGATGATGATAGTCCGCCGGGGTGGCATGGGAGATATTGTTCTCTTGCGTCCCGCCATTCAGACCTTCCGGAACCGGCGCCCCGACGTTGAAACCATCCTAGTGACTGATTGGCCAACCCTGGGCAATGCACACCTTAACATTGATGAACTCATCCTTTGTGGGGATGAAAACATATTGCTTCTCCAGGAGTATGTTGAGTGGCATGAAGGAAGGTATAAGATACATCGGAGCGATATATTTGCTTATGGCTTCGGCCTGGGGGGCTGCGACAGCTACGATATTACGCTGCCCTGGGATGGCCCCCGGCTGATTGAAGAAGACTACCTCGTAGTGCAGCTTTCGGGTAGTTCGAAGTACCGTTGCCCCTCGGTGGGATATATGTGGCGGCTAGCGGAGGCAGTTTCTAAGAGATATAACATTGCCATTGCCACCTTAGGCAACAGCCGGATTGACCTTGGCGACTTCAATTACACGGGCCTACTTGCGGAGGCAACTGTGCTTTCTCTGCTCCGATATGCTCGCATTGTCATAGCAGGTGACAGCGGGCCATTCCATGTAGCAAGGGCCCTCGGCACCCCCTGCGTAGGCTTTTATGGCCCTATCCCCCCAGAGCTGCGTGTAGCGGGCTTGCCGGATTGCTATCGGATAATTCACGCTAAGTGCCTTTATGGGAGCCCTTGCCAAGAGGATGGCAATTGCAATAAAATAGACGTGGCCAAGTGCCTAGAGGGCGTTCCCTTAGAACACGCTCTGGCGGTTGTAGAGGAACTGATGGAAACATGCCCACGGCGATAATTACAAAGGCTTGGGATGACCTACGGACGGGCAACTATGATGAGGAAGGGGCCGTTGAAGAACTACTTACCGGGGTGCTCACAGATGCGGCGGGCACTACTCTAGCCCAAGTGCTCTCAGCCACTGAGAAGGCGACCATCGTTGAGCGCTACCGGGCGATGGCCGGTGATGAGATCCGGCGGCGGGCCGGGCGGGACTTTGCCTTCCATCAAGATGTAGAGGTATACGTCAATGGCTCGGGCACCCCATACCTAGACCTTGCCCAATATGGTTTCTGGCCGCTATATGAAGTTAGCCAGATGCTGGTTGAGGACACGGGGCAAGCCATTGATACGCTCATTGTAGAACCTTCAGGTCTTATTCACTTTGCCAATGAGTGGCAATTCCCCAAGGGGAACCGGAACATCCGGCTCACTATCAGCTGGGGCTTCAGCGATACAGTAGCGGGTGTCCGGCCGGTGCCCCAAGATGTCAAGGATGCCCAGAGCATGTTGGCCGCCGCCAACATCCTGGAATACATACAGGCCACTAAGAATGTTGATGGCCTTGGTGGCATCAGCATCATCCAATACGGCGAGATGTCCATCCGGCAGTATCAGCGTGGCCGCTTCTCGCCTACGATTGATGCCTGGAAGGAGCGGGCTTATGCCACCTGCAACTTCTACCGGGGGGTGAACTTCCATTACCTTGTGCCCGCTAATGTGCTAGAATATGGCGAGAAGATACAGGAAGCAAGATGACAACCATCATTGCCTATACTAATCCGACACGCATCTATCGTGCTTATCGCGAGCTACAGCACGACCTGGCAACGTATTTGCAGTATGCAGACATTTATGGCACCGATACATGGGCACGGGTAGGGGAAGTAAGCGACAGTATGCTATTCTTGCCCGCACCGGGGGAGTACGTCCAGACGGAAGCCCCTGTGACACTCTGGTATCCACCCGATGTGGACGTAGACCTGGGCTATCTAATAGAGGTCAAGCATGCGATGTATTATGATGGCCGGCTAGTGGCAGTGGAGACAACTCTTGCTGCCGATGCCGCCGCAGGTGACACATCCCTGCCTGTAGAGCGTGCCTACGGCTTCCATTCGGGAGATGTGGTACTCCTTTCTGCATCCAATACTATTGAACGCTGCCGTGTCCGGTTCGTTGACACCCGTAATCACGTACTCACACTATATTCAGATACGCCATTGCAGAGTGATTGGGCCACAGGGAGCAGCATACGGGCTTCCGACTTCTATGAAGTGGTGGCCCTAGAGCGGGCACAGATTATTCGGGCAACTTGTAACCGTGTGCATCCTAAGAACGAGTGATGGCAATGGCACAGAAGATTGACCACTCGCCTGAGATTGCCGAAGGTATACGGAACTTGCTCCTGGGGCGTGTCCGGCTCAAGGCGGACTATGCCGCCGGCGACAGAGTTGTCAAAGTGGGCTACGAGAGTGGCTATTGGCCGAACTCTGAGCCTGTCCCCGGGGCGTATTTGTGGTTCAACAACACCGACGAGGCGCGCCTTGTGCAACCTACTGCTCAGCATATCGCTGGGGGCATAGAATACAGCGAAGATGTTACGATTACTGATGCTAGCGGGTGCCATGCGATTATCTACCCCCCTGCCACGCATAACTATACCACGGCGCGGAAGGCCTACTTGTGCCTGCGCACCCCTCCTATCCCGGACTTGAAGGTTATCGCAACCGATCCGGAAAGTTTGCCACCTGATGAAATCCAAGAAAAATGGTTCCCATCAGTAACAATCATCCGGCGGCAATTTACTCCCACCTTCCGCCCATCAACCGCCGTTGAAGGCAAGTATAGATTTGTTATCCGGTACGCATGCCTTGTGACTTCCGGAGAAAGCAGCGGTGATAAGCTCCTACAGGATACGGCCACAATCGTTAACCTATTTGCTGAAGATCCCTACATAGGGGCGACGGTAGAGAACTGCGACATCGAGGGGGTAGAGAGTTTCCGTTTCCGGCGCATCTCGGCTAACCGTACTATGCTCTTGGGCGACATCTACCTGGCGATTGAGCGGACATCTGCCTATACCAAATTGGGGACTTGACACAATAAGGACTTCTTGTAGAATATATCTTGTGGCAGGTTATGCCTATGAGAACACCTATGGATGCGCCTAAAATCGAATATTACATTACGGCCGACTTATGCGAAGCGGCCATATTGCTGATGCGGCCGCAGTGTATCCTGTGCCAATGCGAATGGGAAAGCGAAGCCGACAGGGTTGGCCGTTGGGTGATCTTGATAAGGCCTAATTCGGGGTTCTCTCTAGCCGAACTGCGGCAGATCATCGAAGACCTGAAGACCGGGGATTACCTAGTGGAGCCTCGGGCGTTCATGAGTGCCCTCCGCAAGGCCCGCGTGGCTATGCAGGAGTTTCTACAGAGTAAAAATGTGGAGCCCCCTACTCCACGCCAGGTAAGAAACGTAGTAAATCCCAAGAGTAGGGAGAAAAACAATGCCAGTTCCAGCACTGTCTAAGCACACCGCAGTGGGGATCGCCCTACAGACGGCTTATAACACTCCGAATGTTGCGGGGATTCAGTGGGCGGCAATAGATGCCGAAATGAACTTCCAAGAGCAGCTTAACTTTGCTGTCCTGGACCAAGGCGACATGTCCGACTGGGAATATGATGCCTGGACGCCTGGCACCCATTACCAGGGGAATATTCCCTTCTCGGCTATACCAAGCATGATGAGTACGTATGCCGCTTGGTGCCTTGAGCGCGACTCGTACAACCAGCCAACGTATGCCACCATTGCATTCTACGATGACAAGCGGGGCGGTCCTATCGCGGTCCAGGACTGCGTAGTGAGCCAGGTAACGTGGACGTTCAACAAACGGGCAGCAGTAACGCAGGCAATCACCGCATTTGGACGAAAGGAAGCATCTTCTGCTCCCAGCATACCTACCCCCGCCGACGTTGTCCGTGGCATGCCCTACGTGTGTAAGGAAATCACCGTCCAGGTGGACTTCGGTTCGGGCTACGTAACCGTGGCAGATTTCGAGTCGCTCACCATCGTGGTAGATACCCTTGCCGAAAACCCCGATGAAGGTTTTCGCCTGGAATCCTCCGGGCATCCCCACACAATGTACACCCTCGGCGGCATCCGCGTGTCGGGCAACATGACCCGCGACTATGTAGATGACAGCTTCCGCGAGATAATATCCGCCATGCGTGACGGGGCAGTTGGAGACTTCAGCAGCCGTATCGCCATCAAGGTGACGGCCACACGCGGTGCTTCCTCCTGCACATGGGAGATGCCTTATGTGCAGTTCATGAACTGGGAGGCGCCGTTCCCGGGCAACTCGACCAGCCGGCGCCAGGAAGCAATCGAGTACCGCGCATTCACGGGCGCTGACGGCACGGAAGCCCCCCTGACAATCACGGCGTAGCAAGAGGGGCACCTGTGCCCCGTGGTATAGGGTGCCCCTGTCTGTAGCGGGCAGGGGCACTCGTTTTCAGACACCATAGGATGGTGGTGATTAGAATGACCGTTGAGGAACGACTGAAGCAGTTGGCAATGCGGCGTGGGCCGGAGATCACGCGAGTGAACCTCTACGAGCGCGACATGCTCCGGTCGGCGGAGGATGATAGCTATGCCTCCGCAAAGGTAGACATCTCCGATGGTGGCAGGTTCTATGTTTCATTCAGGACTGCCTCCGGAACGCAGATGGCGGCCCTGGAATCCGCTGCGGGCAGGGGCAAAATAATCAACGAAATAGACAGCACTGGCCGTGCCCGCCAGATCCTGGAATTCCACGACTGGGATATTGTGGAATGTGCTATACGGTTAGGGTTGATAGTGGATGCTTGCCTCCCCGCATTAGACGATGACGGCAGCTTGACAGAATTTGTCATTGAGAAGGGCGACGATCCGGCCAAGGTTTTGTCCAAGATCAACGAGGGCGGCGGCAAGCTCATTCCCGTCCTGGCCATGATGATACGCGATAGGTATTTCGGAGACGAAGAGGGTGATATCGCGCTGAGTACGAAGGTGGTGGAAGAGGCGGGAAACTGCTTGAACGCCTGCTCCCAGTAGGGCGTCTGGATGCAGTGAGTATTGCCCAGGCGCGGCGCGACATGCGTGCGGAGCAGCTTGATATGAAGTTGCCAGGTGAATCCGACCCGTGGGTGCAGGAACACTTCCGGCGCCCCGATGGTAGTTTCGACGCGTTGCGGTATCATCGGTGGTTGCAGGAAGAGACCGCCCGGCTCCTTGGGCCTGTAACTGTGACAATGTACGATTATTGGATGGAAGCATTGCTAAAACGTGTCGTAGAAGAAAGTAATATGTTCTACGGCGGCATGGTACCACTCCTACCAACCTACTTCCGGGGTTACGACGAGGTACCGTGGGAAGAGGCCACCTTATGGGCACGTGTGGCGGCAATCAACGAACGCATCCGGGAGGAGCGAAGCCATGCCGGTCGGAGAAGTCCTCATTGAATGTAGGGCCCTCGGTGCGGGCGTCACCCTTGAGCGGATAGCCCGCGAAGTGTTGACCGAGGTGCTAAATGAGATTGCTAGCGCCCCTGATGTTCCCGAGTTTGAGGGTGCACTAAAGCACGGTTGGAGCATTGTTGCCAGCGGGGGCGGGGCGAACGAGGGTTGGGCAGTAGCCGAAAATCCTTCTACTGTCCTGCCACCTCGCGAGAGCCAAACCGGGCCAGCACCGTATGACTATGCCCGTGGTATAGAAGAAGGGCACCGGGGCCACTGGGTAGATTTGCGCCCCCGGAGAGCTCGCCGCCGCCACCGGCAGAAACTGATCCGCTGGATACAGACGAAAGGGCCCGAATGGATGCGCGAGCAGTTAGCAGATCGGAAGTTCGTTTGGATACCGCGGTATCCCCCGCATCCCTTTGCGCAGCCCATCCTGGAGAGATGTGTCAACAACCCACGGCTCATCCGAGCGGTCTTGCGGCGCCTGGGGTGATCTAAATGGCAATGAACGTCACTGTCCGTGTAATTCCCGATCGCACCACGCAGGAGCTTATGGCCATTCTGTCGGGGCGCCTCCAGCGTGCGTGGAGGATGAGCATCTTTAGTCGGGGCGACCAACGCGCTATTGAGCAGACAATAGCGCGCATGGTACAGGCCCAGACGCAGATTGCGGAGCTTCAAGAGCGACTAATAAATGCCGAGAGCGATGAACACGATAGGATACGCAGCCGAATTGCCGGGATACGTGTGCTACTAAACCTAGAACGCCAGCACCTGCGCATCCTGCAGTTACAAGCACAACAAGGAACGGTACTAGGCCGCATCTTCAGGGGCCTCAGGACAGTATGGCAGCGCACATGGGGAGTATTTTCATCCATCTACACGCCGATCATGCGTGCCTACTGGACATTGGTGTCCTTCTATTACATGGTAGGCCACCTTGTTAGGCCGATTGCCACACTTGAATATGCATTGTTAGGTCTTGCCCGCCGCGCCTTGTCTGAAGTCGTCCGTGGCATCCGGACAATGATTACCTCTGCCCAAGAGCTAGAGGGTGCTGTTGCGCGTTCCCGGGCCCTTTTTGGGCGGGGAGCAGGTACCCGGATGGTTCAATGGGCAATGGGCCTCTCCATTGGCACACCGTATCAAGCAGAACAGATCTTCGGCGCGGCCCGTATGGCCCAGGCCCTACAGCTAGGCAGGTACGCTAACATTCAGGACATCATCTTGCGTGCTGCTGGGCCATTGAGTGTTGTCTTCGCAGATCGTCTCCAACGGGGCATGGAAGATGCCATGTACGGTATTGGCCGTGCTGTGGTAGGTGGCTACTGGCGTATCCTGCGCCGCCTCGGTATCACGCCCGAAGATCTAGCAGCTAAATATGGCACTCCCATGCCAGGAACGGAGGCTTCCCGTACAGAAGCGGGCCGTGCTGCTTTGCTCCGCGCCATCATGGCAGAAGTGATGGCCCGTTACGGGGGAGCCGTGCAAGAGTTCGCGGGCACATGGCAAGTCCTGCTAGCCGACCTCAAGGATATATGGCAGTACTTCGTGCTCCGGTATGACTGGAACGTCCAGGAGGACACGCAGAGGCAAGGGACAATTACATCTCTAATTAAGCAACTTGTGAAGGGCTTCCGCGATACATTCCTGTCCTGGATGCAAAGTGGCAAGCTCGACCGTTTCATTGAGTCATTGGTGGCACTAACAAGCTGGATGCAGCCCCTGGTCAGCTGGATAGTCCAGCATATGGAGCCATTGATTGACTATGCCACCCAAGTGCTAGACCGGCTCTACAAATGGTTAGACGAGGCATTCCTACGGTTCTTTGGTGTAAGACTGAAGGACTTGAATACGCCTGAGGGCTTGGCCCTCTTCGGCAAGGGGCTCATGGCAAACATTACTAGCATAGGCTCCGATATAATTGGTATTCTCCAGGCGGGCTTGGTCCTCCAGAAGGAAATGATGAATATAATGTTCTTGATAGCCGATATTCTGGCTCGCCTGACTGACTACTTCACGAAGGGCAAATACGGTGTAGCGCAGAAGGTCCAGGTGCTTTGGGGCGCCGCTACCCAGACGATGGGCAAAGTTATAGGCTGGGTAGGCGCCGCGGGCCAAAGGGTAGGGCAATGGAGTGTTTATTGGCGCCGCGAAGAGTTGCAAGAAGCATTGCGGCGCCTCGGCTATGATGAGCCGGAAATCCAGCAGATATTGGCGCGGGTAGACCAACAGGTAGCAAGTGATCGGAATATTGAGACGCCCCAGCAACAGGAGGCAGTCTACCGCCGGGCCGTTAACTGGGCGTTAGAAAGGTTGCGGGCAGGAGAGTTTCAGCCAGCGGTACCACAAAGCTTCCAGCGCGGTGGCAAGGTCGAACGTAGTGGTCTGGCATATGTACATAGAGGGGAAGTGATAGTACCTACCCGGCCGGAGTGGGAGGAACTGTCGCCACGCGAGCGCGAGAGACAAGCACGGGCCTTGGAAGAGGCCATGGGCTGGCGCCGCCCCGCAGTCTGGGAACGTGCTATCGGATGGTTGCGTGGGCACAGGGATCTTCTCATGGGCGAAGCAAGCCTTATTCCTTGGCTCCTGCCCGCTGGAGCAGGGCAAGGGCGTATTCCAGAGGGGCTCACACGAGCCTGGAACTGGGCTAGGGGCTTGTGGGAACAGCGCAGGTTGGAAAGAGATATAGCGACCGATCCCGAAAGCGTGCAACACAGACTAGGGGAGTATGTCGCCCGTTATGGGGGACCACGTGGCCAAGGCTTAAGTTGGGCGGACTGGCAAGATGCGCTCTTTATTCTCAGCTTTCTCTTCCCCATAGAGGGGGAGGTATCCAGTGCCATTGGAGTGCTTATGCGGATGGGCCGACTTAGCAGGGCTTGGCGCTGGGTACAGCTAATTTTGGGTGGAGGTGAGGCTGGGGGAATTATGGGATTTGCAGAAGGCGCCCATAGGGAACCATGGCTCACACGCGCCTGGACTTGGCTCCGCCGCCTTGTAGGCGGGGCGGATGAGGCACAGATTAGACAATGGAAAAGACTTGCGTCTCAATTGGCGCGTGAACGCAAGTGGAGAGAGGCGCGGTTCTTTGGTAGGCGGGCCCGCCTAGCCGAACTTCGCCTGGATCAGCGTGCAGTTGAGGTGTTGCGTACGTGGCTGCGTGATAAATGGACCTGGTGGAGAAGGCACTTCGGTGATTTGGAACGTGAAGTGTTTCATCACAAAAGAGGAGTTAAGATGTTAAGAGAGGCGCGCCTAATTGAAGATGCGGAGGCCAGGAGGGGGGCGATCCTGCGGGCACGGCGTAGTGAGCTCGCAGAGGCAGCACAGGCCCACCGAAAGGCGCGTGCTGCACGAGAACGATCGATATGGAGAGCCATCTGGACTAGATTCGCGAAGATCCGGGCTAGATTTGCAAAAGAGGCCTCCGAAGAAGCCCCACAAATCACAGACCCCGAGTTGCGGTGGATAGCAAATCAGCTAGAAGAATTAAAGCAGGGCCAGGTACAAGTGGGCAAGGCCATAAGACGTGGCCGCATACTGGCATGGTTAAAGTGGTTAATACCTGCCGCCGGTGTACCAATTATATGGCACTATGCGCACCGGCGGGGCGAAGAGGTAGCTAAAGGGGCGGGAGAGGCAGTCGGCGGTGGCTTCGAGGACTTACAGAGGATGCAAGAACAATACCAGCAGCAACCAGGTTGGGGCACTCCTGCCCAGCCTCCTGCTTGGGGTACTAGCCAGCCGCTGCCGCCGCCCACCGGCGGTGCCGCAGGAGGGGCGCCTAATATCTATATAGGGGGGAATGTTATTGTGAACAATCCCAACCGCCGCTTCTTAGAGGACTTCTCGGAGGCTATCGGGATTGACCCATCAGAGCTTGACCAGAAGATGGGGGCAAACTACTGATGAAGATAGTCATTCTGCAGTGGGACGATCTGGCATATGTATTTAGGTCTGCCCCCGGCAGGCTTATCTTGGTTGACCGGTCAGACACACAGCCCAGCCTGCCCGTGGCAAAGTTTGTCAAGGACATCCAGCGCTGGGCCACAAATGTGGGGGCAGAGTGTGACGTGCGTAAGCTTGCCCCCGATGCGTCAATCCACGAGACGCTGGAGAAGCTTGCCGCCGAGTATGATGCACACTTGGTAGGGATATAAGCATATGGGCTGGGCAAAGTCACAAGTGAGAATGGACATTGCCTGGTCGGGTACGATACAGGCACTCAATCAGATCCTTATGCCGCCTAGCATAGGCCTTCTAACATTCAAGTCGGCAAGCCTTTCTGGTCCTGGTGGGAGCATATCTCTAGAGGGGCTGGGCATGAGGCTTCAGAAACGATCCGGTAATATCTATGCCGCCTACATGTACTTCAGATTAACCATACAGGCCTGGGGGAGCAGCATGCCCCCCCCGTCCTTAACCAAATACATTTGGCTCTACTTGGGCGAAATTGAGCTCCCCCCCCCTCCTGTCGAGCCTCCCCCGATACCTCCTGATGACATTGTCGTGGATGGCCCCAATCTTACATATAGCATCTCAGTCCAAGTCACAAATGTTGACCTTTGGTTCAAAACGACCGAGGCAGCCCTAACCAAACGTGGCTTCCTTTGGTTTGGTGACCGCAATGCATCAGAGGGGTGGGGTATAGGTGAGGGGAGTACGACCACAGTGACAGCAACTGGCCCCGGCGGGCCATTCCAAGTACAGGGCAATCTCAATCCGGTAGAGCCTACAGGAGACTTAGGAATAGGGTGGGCCGTCACCGGAGGCCTCTCTTGCTACAGAGCACCCGAAGAAGTAGTCGGCTTGCCCCTGGCGCGCGTCAGCGCAGTTAACTTCAACGGGATCGCAGTTGATTTCTCGCAGTGTGAGCTATACAATCCGGGGGCCAATGCCCCCGATCCGTACAACTCTGCGTGGGGCAGAACATCTACGCAGACTAATTGTTGGTGCATACGCCCCAGCACAGATGGTGCCGAAATGTACCGCCGGGGCAATAGCACAGGGTCTGAGGCCGTCTGGGGATTCACCATCTGGCAACCCATACATGCGAAGTTCATCAACCGGACAGGCAACTTCGGTGACGATGCCACCCGTGATGATATTGTAGTGTGGGGTAGCCCTATCGAATGGTACCAAGAAGGCGGAGTATGGAAGTCGCGCCCGAAGAAATGGGCAGGGGACCTTGAAGTTATCCAACAGTACCGCTCTTGGCTATTCCATTATGAGTGGCAGACGCTATCCTCTCAGACAGTCTTTGTCAATGTTGATACGGAGTGGCGGGAGGCTAACAATGAAGACGTTGGGGGCACTAGCAATGGTGATCCCCAGAACGATATCCCTTGCCCCCTTATCCTACATCCCCTAAATGTAACAAACTTAGAGGGCGACCCAACGGCGGAATGGGGCAGCTGGATAACGGTTGCGCATTCAGAGCCTATTGCATTTTTCGACAAGGATGACAGTGACAGGCCTGCCGCCTGGACCGGGAGCAATGGCCTCACACCGGGGGAGTATCCCGATGACTACATCTGGCAGGTGGCGGCAAGGTCGAACAATCCCACCGCTACGCTCACAACCGTTTCGCGCAAGTGGCTAGAGCTTGATAGATTGCAAGAAAAACTAAATGATCCCGAGAGGCAGCACAATCACGACTGGGTAATACAGAACTACCCTAACCTGCCAATAGCGCAGAGCCAAGACGATCCCGAATGGCACGAACAGATACCTGTTGAAAACGAATGGCATTGGCAGAATCAAACCTGGCTAGAGATTGACCTTAATGCCCCGCGTGATGCTACAATACAAGTTGTGGTGACCTATTCGGAGATATACGTATACGATCCTTGGTACACCTGCTTCGAACACACGTTCGGCGCAGAGGGAGAGTGGGAATACAGCCGTACACAGAAGCAGGTTGTATATACTGCCACCGTCGAGAAGACACCGGCGGGGCAAGAATTCACGCCAGTCCTAATTGACCTTTGCAGCCCGGTATCGGGCGAACGGCCGCCGCGTCTCTGGCATGTTGACAAGGTAGACATTGTTATCATCGGAGAAAGCCCCGCAGAGGACGAAACATGGACGCTGCACTCCATCTGGCTTACTGGTATGTATTGGAAAGATGAGTGGGGGCCAGATCCACCCACATTCTTCAGCGTGCGGGAATATGACCCCTATGATTGGTTAAGTGACTATACTGGCTTCGCCAGTATCACGGATGGCAAGCCATGTTTCGACATAGTCTATGGGTATGAAGAGCATGAGTCGGTAGAGCGTAGTCTGAAGCAGCGGCAGAAGTATAGGCATTGCCCCGAATCGGAGGCGGAAGGCATCCTCGATTATGCCAAGCCCCTGGCCCGGCTGCTGGATGAGATCAACTGGCAGCGCGGTTGGGAGGCAGGTTGGACTAACGGCGACCCTCACCTCGGGCCTAAGAACCGCGACGCCGAGGGCAATACATTCGTCAGTACATTCCGTTGGTGGGACTTGCTACGCTCACATGAATATAAGTTCTTGCAGTATGCCGAGCTAAAAGGAGCACCAATAGTACGTGGATGGTATCTTGCCGCCGGTATCAAGCACACAATCTATTATGAGAAGTGGCCCCAGGGCCGCATCCACGGCATGGCCTACACGGGGAATAGCCGTGCACGGAACATGGGCACTGTTAGGCTCTACCGGCGGCCCGCCGAGGGTGGCGACTGGGCACTAATAGATACCACCACGACTGATGAGCACGGCAGGTTCAGGTTCGACCCCGTTCAGGAGAAGGGCTGGATATACCGGGTTAGTACGGGCGGCTCCATGCTCTACGCAAAGAACGCGCGCTACTCCTGGTCGTTGGGGGCGCTGGAGGCTGGGGCGGGAGTACTTGCCTGCAACATGTTCGGCAACATCTACCGATTTGAGTCGCAGGGCAATAGTGTGATATTCTATTGGGCACAGGGGTTAGGGGGCCCTTGGCATGGGCCGTATACCCTGGCGACCTTTGATCAAAGCGTGGCAAAAGTAGCTGCCACCGAACTGTCAGGGTCTATCCAGGTGGTAGTGGTGTTGTCTGATAATACTACCAAGCTGGTACGTTGTACTAAGCTGGGGGCAGGGAAGATACTTGGCTAACTTGGCCTGCGTCTGGACAATGTACTATATTGTCGTCCTCGAACAGAAGAGTGACGGTATCTATTGCCGCCGATACAATCCCGTGAATGGCCAGCAATGTAAGTTCTCTGATAACAGCTACGAGAAGCGCGTTATACCGTACAGTTCGGAATTCGATGCCGTGCAGGATGGCTTTACCATAATTGTCTACCTGGCGAGCGAGCCGGGCTACTCGGGAGAGACCGCTACTCTTTATGTGTCCTACGACATGGGTGAGACCTTCGAGCGGAGGCCAAGGGAATAATGTCCGATACAAGGGCACGGGTTGCCGCACATTTCAGATTGTATGACCTGCCTCATCCACCATACTCGGTGAAGTATCAGTCCATTGCCTTCTATGAGCGCATCTCAGATATATGGAACCGGGGCACAAGGGATAGACGTGGCTCAGAAGCGTGTATGAGTTATGTAGATGTTACGGAGATCTTCCCTCTCCATCCTGAAGGTGTTATTGTTGACACCGCCCAAGGCAAGCGCGTGTATGTCCCCGCGGTCACCTATGTTAGCTCCATTGGTAGCGCATTCCTGACGCCAATCCCCAATGGGGCAGTAAAGATGGACCTATCTTACTTCACCCCTGGTGGTGAGCATGCTGGCGACTGGATGGATGACGTTCCGTCCTTGCCGGGCGTCAAGAACCGCTGGCTGATCATGCCCAATGGCGATGCCCTTGAGCCGGGGCAATGGAATATACTTACTTCTAATTTTACACTGCCCCCCAACCCCACCATCATCTTCCAGTTAGCGATGGCTAACCGCGTCCCCGAAGAGACAGAAGGAGAGGGCGAAGGGGAGCCCCAGCCGGAAACCCGCGACTTCCAGGGCGTAGTGGTAGACTTTGGCCGTAATGAGCGCCGCTACATTAGGTTGTGGTTTGCCATTGAGGGCGGCATTGCTGTGGAGTATTGTGACAATGTGCTCACGTCGGGGCAGGCGGTGTATGTGCAATTAGGTGGGGCAGGTTCGTATTATGCAGAGCTGCCGGCATTAATGAGTATCAACCGGGGCGAAGCACGCGGCGTACGGATGATGGTACAGATAATGAAAACCGTTGGTGGCATCGCCATCACCACAAACTGGTGGCGCAACTGTATCCTCATAAACCTACCCCTGGAGAGCAATGATGACTTTGCCCCGCCACACCTGTGGGGTATACCGTGGCAGATACCGGCATCGCCTATAACATTCATGGGGAATTGCGGCATCTGGGCGCTGTCATACTTTCCTACTTGGATGCCCCGTGAGGGGGGCACTATTAACGGGCCCGTCCGCAACTGTGCCTATAACTGGGTAAACAATCCCAATCCGTGGGAGTTTCGTTCCCTCATAATGGTTCCGACAGAGGGGGGCAGTATCACAGTCAGCCCCTGTTTCGACAATTCGGGCAATCCTATTCCGGGGCGTGCCACCATCCCATCCGTAGACGGCGGCAGTCCCGATGAGCGCTGGCGTTTCGAGTGGCAGGCGTGTCTGACACCCGCCGAGTGGACCTATGGTGAAACCCAACAGTTCAAAACATATACTTCGCCGCATCTTCTATCTGTTACTGCATACAAGCGGGCGTATGTAGAGCAAAACACCTCTACGTATCGCGACATCACGGCGGACGTCAAGTCGATCAACATAGACGCGGCGGAGAGTGGTGCAGTGACGGGGGAGGTAGAGATAGACCGTAAGCCTTGGGAGGCAATGCTCAGCAACTGGACACGCTACCGACGCCGGACTGCCCAGCTAGCTCTTTGGTGGACCGACCCGCAGGGCAACCCCGTAGGCCTGGTGCCCGAAGGCCAGTACGACTTCGGCGGCATGGCCTCGCGTCCTCAAGCCACCACGGGACGCGGCACTTCACCAATACTTTCCTTCCCTATCGCCGACTATTTGTCGGCATTGGGCAGCGATAACCGAGTAATAGACATCCCTCCCGGTGATGCCTGGCCCCTCAAAGACTACCTGGAATATATCCTACAGTCGGCGGGCATAGGCCCCGCATTATATACCAGCGAAGATGTCGACAAGGGCCTGGAGGACCTAGGGATAGTGATTCCAGCAGGTGACCTGACTGCCCCCGCCTTCAAGGGCTCAGCCGAAGCTACGGTAGCCGGCCTAGTAGACAGCCTGCGCCTCATTGGCCTAGGGGCACGGCTTTGGGTCAACGGCGGCATCGTTACATGGTCATGTCAATATTGTGGCTACAAGCGCAGCCCCGATCCGGAAGACCCTCACTTCTGGTACAACCACATTAGTGGAGGCTACCGTAGCCCCGGCTGCCTAGAATTCGATAAGCTACGGGGCACACTCTATGAGCCGGGCGATGGATATACTTACGGCTACGATATCGCGGTGTTCTTAGGGATCAAGAATGCTCCCCTGAGCCGGACAACCTCAGGGCTATATGGCGATGCCCTCGAACCCTTAGCGTTGCCCGAACTGGACACAGAAGAGAACATATATTCCACCATCAAGACCTATGGGCAGTCCTACTATCTAGGGCAGGCAGGACAACGCGAAATCAGGGAGTACACCGTCGTTGCTACCAAATGGGACGCCCTCAATAATCCATACTCCGCAGACTATACCGGCCAAGATAAGATTTTTGCAATTGGTCCTGCCGCATGGCTCAAAGATCCCCGCTGGATCCGCGCCATCACGTTGATGGAATACTACCGCCGGTGCTTTTCTTGGCAACGGCTCAATGTGACCATTCCCTTCTGGCCGGGGGCCAAGGTAGGAAGGGTATTCTTAGTGCACGGCGGCAAGGATCTTGGGCTTGACGGTACTCTATGGCGCGTGATACGATATAGACACACCTTGCGCGCGGGGGCCAAGGATGTGCGGAGCTATGCTGCAACACAGCTAACAGGTGTCAAAATAGGCCCCCTGACATCGTAGGTGAGCCATATGCGATTAGAAGACTGGCTCTTACGGGATCTCCGGCAGCGTATGTACAGGCCTCAGCAGCTAATTGACTTCGAGCGCCGCGACATCAGTCCATACATGACACCAGATGCGATACAGCTCATAGATCCGGAAACCAACCAAATATACCCCGACTTCTATGATTTTGGTGGCTATCAGGGGGAAGAGTAGCAATGTCAAGCACAACTGATGGTTTATTGGGGATACCCATCAGCCGGGAAGCGGGCGATGGGGGCATGGCGAGTGACCACAATAAGGATGCCCGATGGCTGAGCATTCTTTGCCGGACACTTATTGATGGCCCCCTGGAGCCGGGCTTCATGACAGACTATGCCCCCGAAGTTGACCTGGAGACTGCGCGGATAACACCTGCCACCCTCAAGGGCTTCGCAGGGGGCGTCCCCATTTACATGACCACAGAGCTAGAGCATGGCGGCACGGCAAGTAGCGGCTCAACAACCTCACTAACCGATCCCAACCTTTACGGCGAAACCAACTTCTGGCAAGGGGCCTATATCGTTTTCACTTCAGGGAGCAATGCGGGCACGGCCCGCCAGGTGGCAAGCTATACCCCCTCCACCCATACCCTCACATGGGCAAACCCTCTACCGACGGCGGTGCAAGCAGGCGATACATATGTTGTAACCTATTTCTACATCAAGGATGCACTCGTTACTGGTACGCGCTACCTATTCGCAAGCAGCATGCAGAAGTGCATCTACAATCCCAGTGGCACGACCAGTATCTTATATGCCCCCGCCAAGTTTGAAGCACGGGGCGCAGCTACACCTGCTTCTGGCGAAGTTTACATCGGCAGCATGGAAGTCGCCGAGGGGGCCATCGTAAGCGTCAGCTACGTAGATGCCCAGATGTTGCTAGCTGCCCATATGGGCCGCTGGGAAACCCTCACCGGAGAAGTAGAGATTACAGAGCTGGGCGGCGATGAGCAGATAGAAGTCGAGATTACTCACGATCCTCTGATGCTCTTCGGGGGGATTGAAGTATCTGCCCCCCAACCACACAGCGTCACCGTTACACAACACTATCGCAACGACCGGTTCACCATCCTGGTGACGAATGGCACGAGCTATCCTGCCTCGTTCACTGTAACGTGGACTCGTTGCGGCAGAACAATATAGGAGGTTCGATATAAGTGAAGGCCTTGCCTGCACGGCTACGGCGACTACCGGCAGGCCGCTCCGCTACTGTCTTCCGGCCCGCGCCGCCTCCCGACACCAGTCCTGATGCTATGGCATCAGGAGGTGCTGTTGCTGTCGGCTGCTACCCAGGCCTGGGGGATATGTTAGTGGCCTTGCCGGTAGCGTACGCTCTAACAGAAGCAGGCCGCACCGCTACTATCCACATTGTTGAGCCGCAGGCAGACCATAGGCTAACACGCCCTACTTTGGCAGATCTTCCTGCTCTCCCGCTGGTTTGCCACGATTTTGGCGCAAAGAAGGTAACAGATGTCTGCCGCGGATGGCACCTTGATGGTAGTCCTTTAGTAGATGACGCCCTGGCCAGTGTAGGTATACACCGTGGCAGCACCCCGCCATATGCTGCCCTCCTAGAACCCCCCGATGCTGCTGCACGAGTACAAGAACTCGTTGGCAACCGTCCATATGTCCTGGTGGCAATTAGTGGGCATCATCGTAGCAAAGACAAAACATTGACGCCGGAGCAGATACACCGCATCGTTACAGTTTGTGCGCGGCGGGGCTTGCAGGCAGTGCTTGTGCACTCAGAGCAAGTGGAGGCGTCCTTGGAGGGGCTGCTGAATCTCTCCGACCAGACAACGATAACTGACCTCATTGCATTGGCAGCGAAAGCCACAGCCGTTGTGGCGCCCGACTGTGGTGTCCTGCACTTAGCAGGCGCCTATGACCGGCCACTTCTGGGCATCCTAGGCACGACTGTCGCACCGCGACGCCTGCCACCATATGTCCCGCATGTATACCTACGGGGTAGGACTGCTGCTGATGTATCACCGGACAACATTGAGCGTGGCCTACGGCGGATACTAGATGCCGCCATGCTGATGCCGGTGTGGGCGGTGATACCGGCCTGGCCGTGTGGCGTCGTGGCAACGGCCCAACGGGTGGCCGAGCCAGTCGGGGGCCGCGTCTGTGACATGGATGAAGTACCGAAGGAGGCCCTTGCCATCGCAGAAGCGCACGATGCTCACCTAGTACGTTGGCAGAAATGGCTAGCGCGGCCCGGCGCGACGCTGGTATCCGTCCACGCCGGGGGGCCAGAAATCGCCACTGGCTGGCCCGCAGCCGTGCGCGGCGTAGGCCTACAGAAGGCCTGGGCTACGATGGGTATCAGCGTAGAGATGGTGCCATTGCCTGCCTGGTGGCCCCCCATAGAGCCCCGCGCTATACCACAAGGTCAAGTTATCGGCTGGCATGGAATGATACACAAGGCCAAACGCCTAGATACGTTGGTGGCAGCTTTCCGGGAAGTGCGTGCCCACATGCCAGGGGCACGGCTACTGCTAGTTGGTTCGCAGCCGCCCTTCGCAGCAAAGGAAGCAGATGAACTAGCAGCGTCGCTGAGCAAGGAGCCGGGCGTTGACTTAAAATATCGCCGCGCCTGGTCGGAGAAGGACATACGGGCGGCACTGGCCGAGGCAGATGTGCTAGCCTATACAGATGGTGGTGACCGCGAACAATCTGCCGCGGCATCCGATGCAACGGGATTGTCGCGGCCTATTATTGTGGGAACAGGGCGTCGGTATGCGGATTTAGCCCCGTGGGGGTGGCAAGTACGCCCCGAGTCCAGCGAGATCGCCCGCGCTATCATACGAATACTCGCCGATCCGACGGAATATGCCCGCCTATCAGTGCGTGCCTGGCAGGCGGCTTCCTATCGGCGGCCCGACCTGATAGGTAGACGCCTAGTGGCCCTGGCACGGCAGGCCTGGCTAGACAGGAGCGGAGATTCCGTCAATGACAGCCGATGAACTACTAAAGCAGCTCTGGCGAGATTGGACACAGGGCATGCCACTGGTGGCAGCATGGCGATTACCCATTGCCACGGCTCCGGAGGATATGTTGCTGTTGTATGAAGCAGCGGCATCTGCCACCCTCCCAGAGGGGCATATCCTCGAAGTCGGCACCGGCTTGGCCGTCAGTACACTTGCCCTTGCGCGAGGCAATGCCGCACGCAGGCGCGGGGAGATGGTACTGACGTTGGACACCCTTGTTGAGGCCCGCAAAACTGCCCTAGCCGGAGCAGCCTGCGCACTTTTAGCTATTCACGCGACTGGACGATACGGCATTGTATACATGCAAGGTGATACGGCGCATCTGCGCTGGTTAATTGGAGAGCGTAACCGGCGCTTCCGGATAGCATTCATAGATGGCGACCATACATACGATGGCCTGGCTAATGACCTGGCTATTGTTGCCCCATTGATGACCAGTGGCGGCGTGATATTCGTGCATGACACTGGTGAGTGGGAAAGGTGGGCAGATAAGGAACCAGGATGCTGCCGCTTGTGGAGATCCCTGAGGGAGGCAGGAATGTATGCTGCCCCCGATGGTCGCATTTGGAAGCCCATTGACGTTTCAGCAGCAATGGGCCGGATGGACCTGATGTCGGAATAGAGGATTATCTGCCCCCCGCAATGGGTGTAATATCAACAGAGCATCATACCACTCCTTGGGAGGAATAGAAGATGCTTCACTTAATAATTGACGCCAACAACTGCCTCGGGCGCCACCTGATACCCAACTTATTGGGCTATGGCGAGCACATCATTATCTGGGACAGCCGCATAACACAGCAAGCACAGGAAAGCCTGCGCATTCTCCCTGGTATCAGGGGCATATATACTGCCCCCATAATTCCCTGCGCTGCAACTGGAGCTACATGGCGAGAGCATGGGGAGGATCTGCCACCATTCGCAGGGGTAGATGTGCTATGGTATCTTGCCGCCAGCACTAGCTCCATACCACAGCCAGAAGGCCCGTCTGAAGCCGCGGATCCCGCCATGCAGGGGACATCCCAGTTCGCCCTCACAGCATTGCAAACTGTGTGGCAGATTGTAGAAATCGCCCTCAACAACAATATCCCTAGGATAATCTTCTTCTCGTCAGATGCCGTCTATGGTTCTGCCACCTGCGCAACAGAAGAAGATCGGTTGCGGCCTATGTCGGTATATGGCGCAGTTGCAGCAGGCAGCGAAATGATACTCCACGCGGCAGCTAGCTACGGCCTCGATGTCACCATATTGCGGCTTGGCAATGTTATAGGCCTGCCACTGCGATACAAAGGAGAAACGGAACTCCTTGCCCCCGGCATCCTTGGGAGCATCATAGAACAGATACGCCAACATCCTGACCATATTACAATCCGCAACGATGGTACTCCTCTGAAAAACTACATACATGTGACTGAGGTAGTGGAGGCAGTAATGTATGCCCGCCACGGAGCAAGGTTCAACAATCCTGAGATCTACAACGTTGGCCGGCCCGATACTGTCAACATCCGGGAAGTGGTGGGGCTTTTCCAGGACATAACAGGCTTGACACCATACGTGCAGTACGGTAGCCAGCCGTACGATTGGCCGGGCGAACCTTACGAGATAGGATTGGATAACGCTAAGCTGCTCAGTCTTGGCTGGAAGCCACGCTTCAAGAGCAGTACCGGGGCAGTACGCTATGCGATCCAGGAGTGGTGGCGCATTGAAGGCCGTGATCTTATGCAGCGCGCAAGCAACACATAGGCTGCTAGCAGAGGTAGCAGGAGTGCCCCTCATAGATTGGCTGTTGGCCTCCTTGCCGCTGGATAGGAGCAAGCCATGGGGTTGCGAGGCTATTGTGCTTATAGCTGGAAGTGAGTGCACAGAGGTACAGAAATATATTGCCGCCCACCACGATAGAACGCCCTTTAAGGAAGTGCCCATCAAGGTGCAATACTCAGCAGGCACGAAAGCGGAACAGCTATTGTCGGTACGTGAGGAAGTACTGGGCACAACGGCACTAATCAATAGCGACGTACTGGCCGAGTTTTCGTGGCATGATTTGTGGCAATTCCATACCAGGAACAAGAATATAATTACCAGTGTCACTTGCCGCCACACAGACACAGGCATATACCTGCTAGAGCCGCACTTCCTGGAATATCTTGCCAGGGGCAACAACGATTTCGACCTCGCGGCTTCGCGACTTTGCATTGCATTCCACAAGTGTGACCAATACATTGACCTGAGTGACCCCGATGGACTTTCTATGCTTGGGCAATATATCGCAGAAGCTATCCATATAGGAGGTCAACAGGGCAGCGAGGAGCCATGTATACCAAGGTGAAGCTACGCTACAAGGGGCAGGTTAAAGAAGTCTTCTGCGAAGTACAGAAGACGTGGCGGGATACTGTTTTGGCCTTACCATCGGATTATGTTGCCGCCCGCACGGTAGCTATCAAGCGCGACGGCGGCCTAGGCGATATTGTTATGCTAACGGCGGCAATCCATCGCCTAGTGGAACTATATCCCCACTTGGCCGTGGATGTCTACACGAGCGAAGCGTTTATACCGCTCTTGAAGACAGACCCATACATCATGGACGTCCGGCCCATGAACGAACTGAACAAGTGGGCCTACGATATAGTCCTGAATTGCGTCGGCTTAGTAGAGCGTTCGCGGCACGATACTACTATAGACAGGGTCACGCTTTTCTCGATGAAGATCTGTGGAGAACCGCCTTCAGAGGGCCCGCTTGTGTTCTTGCCGCCGTACGAAACCGTTGCGGAGGCAGTTCAGCCATTGTTAGAGATGCAAGAATATCGCGTAGGGATTGCCCCCTGGGCGGCACGCGTGCACAATGACTGGCCCCATACACAGGCACTAGTAGATACTCTGCGCGCCAATGGGATAACTCCATACCTGATACACAACAATGCACAAAGGATGGCCACAATCGAAGGCGCCATACCGGTGACGCTAGATCTCATCTCTCTTGCCCATTTTCTTGGGCATCTTAACGTATTGGTGGCAGTAGACTCCGGCGTCCTGCATCTCGCAGCGGCCAATGGCTACAAGCAGCCCTACATCATAGGCCTCTTCGGCATGGTACACCCACGTCTCCGTATCCGCTGGTACCACAACATAGTAGGCTTGGCAGATGAAAGTCTACAATGCTTCCCATGTAACATGGCACCACAATGTAGTCTGCCGTCGCCATGTATGGTGAATTTGCGGCCCCAGCAGATCGCTCCAATGATCCTACAAAGGCGTGCAAGATATTAAGGGGAGCTTCTATGGCCGGCTGACCACGACCGAGCTGTACCTGAACCTGTCGCCCGAAGACGCCATCCGCGAGTTCATGGAGATTGGCCTTTGATAAGGCGTTCATATTCTGGATATTTTTCGGGCCAGGCAGGCAAAACTGCCTCCTCAAAGTAGGAGCACCGCTTTCCGGTAAAAATGTAGCAAGGATGCCCCCAAACGCAGCTCCTGCCAACCCAATTGGCACACTCCTCGCGCACTAGCTGCCCTATTTTCATAGTTCTTGGGAAGGATTTCCTTATTTTAGCCATTCTTGCCACCCTCCCCAGGGGCGTCCTATTACCTTGCGGCCAGCCGCATGGGCAATCAATGCCCATAGCGTTGGCCCCCAAGTACTTTGTAGCTCAATGTACATCTTCCCGCTACAGATATGGCTGATGATATCTTCGAAAGCCACAGGCCGGACTATACTCGCTTGGGGGCAAATCCGTACCATCTTGATATGGGGCGTTTCTCCAAGCTGGTCAGTAAGTTCAACTAGGAGGACATTATTGCCCCCATAAGTGGAAGGTTGCCTACAGATTTCCTGTTCAAGCCGGAAGTCAACAGGGCGATTGGGTTCCACTACCATGACAAGGTCGTATTCCGGTGTCGGGGCCGATATGTTGTCCAGTTTAGGGAAGCCCACGCGCACACTTTCCCAAAGGGAGCCTAGGCCGCCTCCCGTCTTGCCTAGCAGCCAGCCCATCTCGGAATATGTACAAAAGCGTAGGATAGCACCGCTCTCCACAGCCCGTAAGAGACTCTCCCAGTCGGGGACAAGGTCCTGATGAGGCCGCCCAATGAAGGGCACCTCCCAGGCATAGATAGCGGGCCATATGATATCGTATTCCTCTGGGCATTCAGGAGGTTGCCAAGCACCTTCTATGCCTAGATATGTTGCAACCAACATCCCGAATGGTGTGCTCACAGTCCGCTCCTATAGGTGACGGCTCATGAGTGCCACCAAGCCCCAGCCAGTACAGAAGGCCGTCAGCAACTCAACTATCTCAAATGAGGCCTTCCAGTATGCGGCGCGCCAAGCATCAGCGGCCATTGTCTTGTCTTTTGCCACATCAGGCCGGTAACTGACTAGCGTAGCCCAGAATACTCCTTCCACCCAGAGGGCAGCTCCCGCCATCAGCACAATGTCAGGCCAATATAGACCTAGATGCCACACGCCAATGACAAGCCCGTATAATGCCAATACCATGACAGCACCGGGCGTGCACAGCCAGACTATCCCTACCACCAACAGCATGACGCGCGCCAGCACCGTAGCAAGCAGGGTGAAAACAAGGGTTATGGCTTGCCCACAGCAGCGTATCATTTGCTATCACTCTCCGTTGGTTCTTGTTGCCAGTCAACGGTGGCCAATGACTTTTGCCACCGCCGGGCCGCGTCTACATAACCCGCCAGGAGACCTACTGCTATCAGGACCCTCGGATCTTCAAGGCCCTTCAACGCCCGTGCAAGCAGGTAGCTCTGTTCCTGGAAGTACCTTGTGGCGGCAGGATCTTCCAGCAACAAGATCATCTGGGCTATGAGTTCTTGTGTATCCATGAGGTCCTCTGTGGTCGGCGGGGCCGCTCGAATTCCACTTCGGGGAGGCCTAAGGCGCGGCGGCGCCGGTTAACCGTATGTTCATATTTTTTGTCTAGGGATGCCCACCAAAGATCAAAGCCCAGCTCGTATCCCTCAGGCCATGAAAGATAAAGCTGGTTGGCCGCATTAGCCCAGGCCCTGACCATCTGGGCAGCAGCAAAGGCCATAACAATAGCATATGCCCGTCCAGCTTTCTGGAACAGATCATCTGCCTCAGCGGGCCATAGACAGCGCACAACATCTTCCACCCGTGCTTGGGTGCGGTCCCGATACAGGGCATAGTAGTCACCGGCCGTTTCGGCAGGTGGTGATACTTGCCACAACCAGCTCCGCAGACGCTCCCGTATAATATGCACGTAAGGTATCGCCAGGGTGTCATATGCTACTGCGATCTGCCCGACGACCGCATTACGGACAAAGTACCAGCGGTCACATCCTGGTAATAAGGTGACAATTGCCCCCAGCCCGGTTTGGTATTTGTCTATAATGGACGTAAAGAATTCCAAGAGGGCAGTAACTACCTTATCTGCCCGGCGATACTCTATCTGCACGTTACATACCTCCACGCCACCAGGCGTCAGGGCTACTGCCACCGCATAGTCATGGGCTGGCCAGCAGCCCAAGAAGCTCTGGGGCACTTCCTTAGGCAACTGAATTGTCACGAAATTAGGTGCATTCATTGATAATTCTCTCCGTGATTGCTTCCCAGTTGCCGTAAGGCCAGCCCACATAGAGAGATGCCCGCACACCTGCCTGCAACCCCGCCAGTATATCAGAAGGAGTATCGCCTAGCATATAGGAATGGCGGATGTCGACTTCATTTGCCTGGGAGAGGATAAGCCCTGGGGCGGGCTTCCTACATGGGCAGCCTGCTGCCGCCCCGTGGGGGCAGACTAAGAACTTCATGCGCACCTGGCCACGCTGAGTGATGAGCTGCTGGATATAGCTAAAATCTGCCCCCATGGGCAAGTAGGCGAACTCCATATCGCAATTCCCTAGGATGGATTCTGCCACCGCCAGATTGACATCCAAAACACCTGCAAGCGCAGAAGCATCCCGCGCTACTATTGGCTGGTTGGTGACGCAGATGAGCCGCAAGCCAGCCTGGTCAAGCTGCCGGAGAGCATTGACAGCATTGAGCCAGATACGTATCTGGGAAGGGTCAAGGTAGTACTGCCCCCGCGGTAGCGGCTCCAGCACTGGCCCATCTCGGTCGAAAAATACTGCCCTACTCAAGAGCATGGACAGACACCTCTACACCTGCCGGTGCCTCGTAGACCTTTGATACATGTAGCACCGCTATCTGAGAATCATCACGATAGGCGATACCCGTCAGGGCATCTTCAACGGGCTTGGCAAGGTTACCTGCATCCGGGCGCCGGATATGCCACTTGCCGGGGCGCATCTTCTTAGGCCGGGGCATATGGAACCGGAGTTCGAGATGTACTGCCCCCGTCGGGAAGGCAGGGTGCGGCTTAGGTACCATTGCCTCGGCCACCATCCGTATGACTGTCTGCCAAGCACAAACATCCTCCGCACGCACGTGGAACACCCTACCATGCGCGATGACGCGCTTCCGGCGCTCAGGCTTCGGCTGGCCCGGCACAAAAAAACTCATCTGCGCAGTCCGGACACACATCCTTGACTATATCCCCATCACGCTCATATGTCCAGCCCATCGCCTCCATTTGCCACTCCGCATCATTGAACGAGTGGCAATCCTCTATATACTCCTCGCGTCCACAATAGTCGCACTTGGCAAGGTACAATCCATGCTCAAGTTGCTCAATCACGGCCATCTACTCTCCTCTCAAAACATAGTGCCTAATCTCACATTCCGGGCATACAAGAATGCTCAAATCGTCGTCCTGTTCGTAGGTCCAGCCCATCTTGCTGGCCTCCCAGAAGGCATCATACCAGGAACCACAGCCGTCTATGTACCTGCGCCGGCCGCAGATGTCACAAGTGACGCAATATACTCCCCGGTCAATCTCCTCCAGCACCGGACTGTTCCTCCTCGCTGGGCTTGGCACCCTTTTTGTGTTGCCACTTAGTCCATGCCTCAGCGATCTTGGCAAGCAGGTCATCTTCGCTAAGCTTAGACCATTCCTCAAAGTGGCGCGGATTCTGCAAGTACTTGGTCGTAGCAGCAGCGAACTCGGCATTCCCTACAGTCATTGCGATTTGGTTGACACGGGCAATGAACTCATTAGCAACGAGAGTTTTCTCTGCTTTTGCCGCCCCTGGGGTCTTGCCGGGGCTGGTTTCCGCTTGCGCTTCGCGCCGCCGCGCCTCCATTATCTCTTCATATGTGGTTCCCGCCAGGACCTCTACGCCCAAGGCACGCAGGGCACGCCCTAATGCTGACGTGGCGGCATTCTCGATACAATGATGTACATCGGCGCCATATTCGCGCCGGAGCTGCCCAGGGTGCTCAGCTTCTGCGATGTCGCGCGGAGTGAGCACCACGCCGGTGGCAATACCCTCTGCCTCACCTACAAGGTCACTGCTAACGGTGACCTTGACGGTGATAAAGCGCTTGTCAAGGATTTCATTGCCCGTGGGTATGATCTCCGTCCGGACGGAATAGCGGACCGGGCGCTTGAGGGCTTCGGCGGCACGGCCGTGGGCATCAGCAAACATCCGCAGAAGGCCGCTGACCTTCATATACGGGACAGACGCTCCCCGGTCACTAATTGAGACGGCGAACTCACTGTAGTCCTTGACACGGACGCGCACGGGGCCAATGTAGATTTCCCGGTCTGCCCCCGCCTGGGGGGTAAAATCGTCAATATTTTCCGTCCACAGCTTATTCTGCTCCAAAGAAGTCATCTATATCACTCTCCTCTTCATGCGCCATACTGAATGGCCGTGCCGTCGTCACGGAAATGATCGTCCTCCACTGGTCGTTCACCTTCTCGGTATCGAGACGCCCCTCAATATACATAAGGGTGCCTTCTTTGACCTTGGCAATTGCCTCTGCAGCATTGCCCCAAGCCCGCGCCCAATGGAAGGACCTTTGTGGCTGTCCTTGGCGCGACCGATCTTCCTCGATGACGAGGACGCACCTCACTACGGGCCTACCGGAGGTAGTATACTCCAGCCGTATACCGCCCTCCTTCGCTCTACTTTTTACCCTTGCCACTGCCATGACCTTGTTTATCATGCTGCTTCCCCCTGCTAAGTTCCTGGCGGACAATCCGCCGTATCCAGGCCTCCAGGAGGCCCTGAGCCGCCCAGACATACGGCGGCACATACACATCTGCAAGGTTCACTGCTTGCGCTATTGCCCTTTCGCGTTCTACTGCTTCTTCGGGTGCATCTGCGCTAACATAATAATACCCATCTGGGTCGCGCCATAAACCATAACCCTCCTTGCGCAAAACCCGTGCAGCATTGATCAGCCACTCCGCATCATATACCTGCCCGCTACGCACAGACGTGCGCTGCATATAGCTAAGCAGGTCGCGTTCCGATATACGCCCCGTGGCCCTGACGATCATCATCAAGGCGGCATAATCCTCGCGGGGGCCATGATACTCAGTGAGGAACGGCCCAACCACAAGATTGGTCCCTACGGTATCAAGGACTTTCAGGGCTTCGGGCAGCTTGTAGAAGGTATACTCTTCGGTCACACGGGCAGTAATGGGCACCTGGAGGAGGACATCTTCGAGGGGCACAAATGTACTGGGGACATCATACCGGATGCCCCGCCATCCTTTGGGCACCCGCAACTTGGGCACAAACAGGAAGACATCCGTGACGGTTGCCCCGTTCTCGGCCTGCTCTTCAAGGATAACCGTGTAGAGTTGCCCCGCCTGGGGCTCAGTCTCGGCTTCTACAAAACCCCAAGTGCGCACAACTCCTACTCTGCTATCCTGGTATGATGAGTCTGCCGCGCCCGTCGTGGCCGGCATGGATCTTATCCTCCCAAAATTCTAGGATGTCAACGAGCTTCCCGCACTCGTCACCTGTTAGGTCACGCACCCGCGGCTTACCGAAGTGATAGTAGATTAGGTCGTGCAGATACTGGTCGACAACCTTGCCGGCAATCTCACGCCCTAATCCGTATATGAGCCGATGCTGCTCATCCGTCATTGTCTTCCACCACCCTGGGTTCTGTCCAGTCCCCACAGATTGTATCATACTCGCAGACAATTTTGGCCTCTGGCCCACAGGGGCATTCCATGACAGCAGGCAGAAGATGCTGCTGAGCGAGTTCCACTACCAAAGAGATCCGTCCGCGGACTGCCTCCCATACCGTATCATTCCAGTAGACTACGTACTCGCCCACAAACTCTTCTTCTCCACGCCGTACCACATGAATATAGCCCTCGTTCACGGGATAACCCGCAGAACGCGCCAGGTGGATATAACAATGTACCTGCTCGCTCCATTTGGTCTCATAGTATCCCAGGTCTTTCACCCACGGGCTGATGGACTTGCACTCGCAAAGGTACCATGTATTCTCTATGCGCACGAGTGCATCCGCAGTACCCTGCAGGTGCAGCTCTTCGTCTACCATCGGCACCTCAGTATGCAGTTCGTCTATCCGGCCTTGCTCTAACGCATTGGCTAAGAGAATATGGTAGCGGCTATGCATTTCAGTACCTGCCTCGGCGAAGCGAACCTCCGTAAAGTTCATGGGCCGCGCAGGGATACCTAGGAAGGCCATCACCTGCCGCCGGAGGCAAGACGTCACCATCGAGGGTGAAATGTACCCCGGCTTCCTGCGGGGCAGATATTGCGTTGCCAGGAGCTTATTCAGCACGAGGGCCCTTTCGGGTTCGGCGAAGGGTGTACCGTCACTCACTTGTATTTTGCGCATTTTGTGCCTCCAGTTTATGCATCCTATGCAAGATACCTGCATACTGCCGGATGTTGGCTATCAGGGCCGCATCCCTTAGCGCTGGATCAATAGCCACAAGGTACCGTGGATACGCCTCAAGGGCCTCTTCGTACGAGCAGCCATGCTCTTGGGCAATTATACGGGCGGCCTTCTTGACATGCCAGATGTACTTCTTGGGGGCAATGAAGCCCGACTCTGAGGCCAGCAGCATCTCCTTAAACTCATCTAGCAGCTCCTTCTTCTCGTCACTGATCGGCACTGCCACCAACCTCCCGTGCCCAGTCTTCGGGACTCATACAGACAAGTTCGAGAGTGCCCCCGGGGCCTAGAAAACGCAGAAGCAATAAGGGACGCTTGCCCTCTTGTAGCGCCTCGGCGGCAATCTTCTCCCACCAAGCACGCTTCACGGCGATCTGCTTGCCCCCCGTTGCCTTTTCTTCAATGAGCCAGTGCTTATCGTAATGGTCTCCCTTCCAGAAACCAGCACCGCTGGCATATTGTTCATACACCTTCAGGGGCCCGATTATGCGTGTTCTTCTGCCCACGGTGGCAACTCCCCCGTCTCCAGAAGCCGCCGGATGTCCTGGTAGTACTTATGTATGAGCACCAGTACACTGGACTCCCCTTGGCATTTCTTGCCCAACAGGTTGTACCAACTGCCCGACTTGGTCAGCAAGCGCCTCTTCTCAAACAGCCGCATGAGCATAACCGCATCCGTGATGAACGGGGCGCGCATCACGCTCTCCTTATCTTCCGGGTCAGGCACATCGGCGAAGTATATGGCATACATGCCCTTTCGCCCCATGGCGGGCATGTACTTGCACCTATCACACCGCCACTCCACGACAACCCCCCTAACTACCTCTGCGTCATCCTCTTTCGCCTTGATAGCGTATCCGCCTTGGGCGAGGCGTACCTGCAGTATGAGGGATGAATTGAACCTTTGCGCGTGCCCCCCAGGGAGTACATATGCTCCCGTCTGCGGGTCGCGGTAGGTCTGTTGGATAATCACCAGGGCTATCTTGGCCTTGGCGATGATATGTGTGACACGCCGGATCAAGGCATTGAGCGCTTTCGGGACATGGGCATAGCTTGTAGATTCCAGCATGGATCTGCCCGCGTCGTGGTGGCTAACGAGCGCCGTCGGGCCATCAATAACTATAAGGCTGACGGGTGGATTAACGGTAGCCGCCTCATAGACCACGTCCGCCGCAGCCTCGATCGTCTCCACGCTCTCCACGATACCAATCCTGTCAGGATTGACGCCCCAGGCCTGCACCCAAGGAGCCTGAAGACGCTTCTCGCAATCTATCCAGATGGCCTCTGCCTCTGGATTGGCCGCAAGAGCGTTAAGGACGAGGCTTGTCTTCCCGGTATCGGGGGGCCCGTAGATGACGGTTATACGCCCGCGGGGAATGCCCCCGAAGCTCTCGTCAAGGGTAACCAGTCCCCAGGAGAGGAACTCCAGCGGGGGCAGATCCGCCATCCGCTTGACAACTCCACGCTTTATCAGATCATCCAGCGGCAGTGTTGTCACCTTCTCTGACTGAGGACTGCCCAATCTGCCACCGTTCCCCGGTCTTCGGATCCTCCACGCTGAACGTCACCGTAAATCCCAAGGCCCCGGCGATAACGCACAGTTCTTGCAGCCGGATGAGGGTAGGCTTGCGTACCAGCTTGCTTAGGCGCGACCGGGTGAGCCCGGTCCGGCGGCAAAGTTCGTCGTGGCCCATCTGCTGCACGCGCTCATGGCGTAGCAGGCCCTCGGCTAGCTGAGCCGTCTTTGTTCGATACTGCATAATCGTTCCTCCGGCCTTCTGCCAGGCCCCGCGCCTGACGCTCGAGGCGCTGGTCCTCAATGATGTACTGCGCTTCCAGTTCTACGCCAACGGGCAACGGCCCGGGTTCCACCCAATAGACAGCAGGCGTATAGAGCATAGACTGGGCGGGGGCGAGGGGCCACTCTTCCCCGTAGCGGTTCTTGGTGATCTTTGCTACGATCTCCAGTGGCTGCCCGGGCTTAGGATACCGCCTCCGGAGGGTGACCTCGTAATCCGTTTGCGCCTCGCCCCCGAACATCGCCCCTGCCTCGCCGATATCGGCTATGCGGCTAGAAGCGCGATGGCGGGCCACCTGGCGCAGGACTACCACAAAGGTGTTGAGGACGCCCGCCATCGTCTGGGCATCCTTAATGACCTCCATCATATGCATGAAGCTTTCCTTCTGCTGAGACCTTGCCAGTTCGAGGTAGTCCACGAAGACGAAGTCTACTTTCCGGCCGATATGATCAACCTCTATTTGCCGGACTGCCGCCTCAACCTCCTGAACCGTTGTTGGGCCGTGCAGGAAATAGACATTCGTGCGCATCATATCGGCCACCAAGTCATGCGTTACCGTCCAGGCTTCCTCATTCTCTCTCAGTTTAGATAGTACCCGCGCCGGCGTCGTACAAACATCTTTTTCTACGTACCCTGCACGGGCGGCAATATTGATTGCAGCCCGCAGGATGATATCGGCCGGCGAAGGCTCGAAGCCGACGACGACTATGCCCGGCGGAGATGCAGTCCCCAGTAGGTTGAGCACCAACTGCACCATGAGCGCCGTTTTGCCGATGCCTGCCCGGCCGACAATATGCATGATCTTCCCAGGGATCAAGTCGATATGTTCATCAAGTACAGGGAAGCCGAGGGAGTAAGGGGCGCGGGTGGCAAAGCTATCAACAATTGCTTCCAGGCTCTGCCAAGCGTCATCAACGCTATATACCGGGAGGCTGCTTCTGCCACGGGCAGTGAGAAATTGCCGGGCTACAACTGGCTCGATCTTCCACGCCTCGGCTACGATTTGTTCTATCTGGCCCCGTAGCGCGGGACTCGCAGAGGCATAGACATGCCGAAGGGAGCGTTCGGCTTCCTCTCTAGGGCGCTCTAGTAAGGACCTGGTCTGCCACAGTTCGAGTGGCATGACGGAGGATATTTGCTCTTTAAGCGTCCCTGCCACCAACGACTCGTTCGCGTCCTTCTCCCGCAAGACGAGCACAGACACCGGCCCGGAGTACTCCTTGCGGAGCACAGCTGCATTACGATGGGCCTTTTCAATGCCTTCACCGGTTGTATCGGGGCAGAGGATGATATGCGGGTCTTTGAAGATGTGAAGGATTGCCGCAACCTGGGAGACACCCAGGAAGCCCATGTGGGCAACCGCCGCTACCCCGCACTGCCAGAGTGAGATCGCATCATAGGGCCCCTCGACCAGGTACAGCTTGCCATCATAACGAAGCCGGGCTTGCGCCAGGCCCCAGACGGCTTCGCTACGCTTGAAATACTCCGTTGCTTTAGTTTCATACTTAGGACCGTCTTCGGGCGACTTGCCACGGGACAGGCGGTAAGCCGCAGCCCGACGAAGGTCATCATTCCAGTTGTGGAACTGCCACCCAATGTGGTGACCGTACCTGTCCGTCACGGGCAGGACAATCTGCCCGGTGCGGAAGACACCTACATGATAGGCCTTCAGCGCATCGTCAGAAATCCCACGCGAACGCAGGTACTCGAGAACCGCGTTGTTCTCCCAAAGGGCGGCATGCCATTGGTGTGCCGCCGCCTCCAGCTGCTGGTACCGATTGAACCGCCGCTGGGCCTCTTCTGCATTCAGCTCAACTCCCACGGTGGGGGCAAGCTGGACCAAGGCCTCATAAGGCGAGATGCCCCGGACATGGGCTACCCAGTCGAAGACGTCACCTGACTTGCCGCAGCCGAAACAATAGAAATGGTCCTGATAGATATGGCAGGATGGTGTCTTTTCCGTATGGAATGGGCAGAGGACCTTATCACGCTTTAGCTCATGAGACTGGGCAACAACCTGCCGCAAGTCGAGACGTAAACGTACCTCATCCCAAGGAAGCATGTAGTGCCTCCTGCTTCAATTCACTAGATACGGAGGCCGGGGGCCTCCAGGTGAGCGAGCAGCCTCAGCCGATAAGCCCGTCGGCCTTCAGGCGGGCAAGGATAGCCTCTACTTGTGCTTCATCTACTGTGCAACCCAGGAGCTCTTCTGCTTTGGCGACTGCCAGCCGCAGCTTCTGCTTCCCCTGCACTTCCGCCTGGGCTTCGGCCCAAAAGATAGCCGCCTCAATCGCCTGCCGCACCGCGTCATTCTGGACGTTCGCTGCAGCAGCCTTGGCCTTAGCGAACACCCACTGGACAGCGGCAACGATCAGCACGAGCACCCCTAGCAGGGCCCCTGCCTCAAGCAAGTGTAATGCCTCCTGCAACGCGGCTTGCATCATCAATCACCTCGATGATCTATTATACCCCGGAGCGCGGGGAACACAACACGTATTTACAGCCGCTCCTCCGGATCTAGGGCGCCCTGGCCACAGAGGGCGGCCCGTTCGCCTTCGGCACGCCCCAGTAGGTACATCATGGCGGCATAATACTGGGATATACAGACTGCTACCTCGGCCATCTCTAGCTCTTCCTCTGTCACCTCGGTGTCATTCCGGTGCGAGGCCCACAAGAGGAAGGGCCACATGATTACATTCAGTTCGGGGCAATTCTCCAGGACAGGATTAATGGCCTTTTGCAGCTTCTCCAGGGGCAGTCCACCCCATGAGTCACGGATAGCTTCCATGACAGCTTCGGGGCTATAGCCCTCCAGCGCCAGGCGTGCATCGAACTCCTCTATGCTGCGGCGGGTTGCTTTCGCCCAACGCTCAGCGTAGGCCAGCGCACGCCGTGGCGGGCAAAACTGTACCCTCCTGAGCCACCGCTCCTCAACCCAAGTAGCCAAGGAAGCCCCTACCACAACTATACCCATGCCTATCAACATACCCCAAAGAAGCATCATTGCCCAGTCTCCTCGTCGTGGAAGTCCACGCCATCTACACTCGGGCGCAATAGCTCCCCTGCAAAGAACGCAGAGGTACGCAGCCCATCCCTACATACAGGCGCGACTGGCGTGTAATAAAGCCTAGGATGGGTTCGCATGGCATACCGGCAATGGCAAAGCTTTACTAGCACGACACCGGTCTTGCCGGTCAGGTAGACGTCTGAGTGCACCGGGTCCCAGCCATCGGACAGCCGGCCAGAGACAACCAGTACGGGATGCGACTCGCCACCTGCCTCCACATACCGAAGCATTATTATATCAGGCCGAGCATACTTATCAACCGCACCATAGACGAGGACAAATAAGAGCCAAGGTGCTGCCAGGAGCGCAACTATGCCTACTCTACGTGCCCGCTCACTCATCTGCCCTCGCCCCTACACGGACGTATTAGAGCGCTCACGCGCGCGCTCTTCTGCTTGGAGGCTATTCCAGAGTGCTATGCGCAAGTCAGCTACCTGACGCTTCCGTTCTACATTCTCGCGCTCTAGCTCCCCGACACGCGCCGCTAGACGTGAGACCTGGGCAATATATTGTGCCTCCTGGGAGCGCCAGGCGAACACTAAAAGCAGCATCCCCCAGATAATGCCACCGATGAACGCAAGAACGTATCCATAGATCACTTGCCAATCACCTCTACTTGGCAGGGCTCCACCAATGAAAGACGTCCACTACTAGGCAGTATAGCAGCAGGAACCAAATGGCTAACACCACCGTGGAGATAATGCCCACAGTGAGCACCCACAAAACTGCGCCAACGATAGCAGCCAGGGCCCCGAGGACTGTCTCGAGGAAGATGACGATCTTGCCCAACCAGGGCCATATACCTTTCATTGTAGGTCCCAGAGATCCGAGGTGCTCTCTCTAGTCCATTGTACCCACTGGTCTTCGTCTTTACACAGGTCGCGGCAAAAATATTTCGTCAACTGGCAGCCGAAGAGAGGCCCGTAATCTGCTACACGGACGCAGTTTTCGGGCCGTATATGTTGCTTCCAGAGAAGGTAGCGGGGAGCAAGAGTGCCCCGACGCGCATGACAGACAGCTATCAGGTCGGGCATCCCTAGGCCACTATAAGTGCCCGCCTGGACAACCTGTACAGGAATGATAGCCCCACAAGCCTGGGGGGCAGTCGTTATCCATGCCCAGGGGTCATCGCGACTACTAATGTAATCAACTGCCCGCCGGGCAATTTCATCCAGGGGGGCATTGCGCCAGTCGGTGACACGTAGACGCAGAAAGAAGCCCGCTATCCACTCGTCGGGTACGTCTCCCCACCAGGGACCTTCTAGGAGACGTACAGCAGCAAACATCCGCCGCATCATCTCCGGCCATAAGGCATGCCTATGCGATAGGCAGTCGAGACCATACCGGCGCTGCATCTCCTTGACAACATCCTGCCACGTCCGGGGGGCAGTAATCGTATCCCCTGCATCCTGCCCCGCCTCCGCCACCACCTCAAAGGCATCTGCATATCCAAGAAATGCAGAACCTTCCCCCCGCCGGTACTCGGTATAACGCTCATCTACATCTACTATACACAATGCCCGCTGGATGACATTACGCACCTCGTCGGGGCCGAGCCCTAGCTTGTTGTGCCAGAACACTAGGCGAACGTCCCGCTCGGTAGGCGGAACGAAGGTGTTATAGTACCTGCCCACCGTCTCCTGCCAAGCCGCAAGAAGCGGGTTAATCCTCAGCTTGACGGCGGCACTACGCTTCTTCTTCGGCGCTTCCTCTACTTCGTGCCACCCGGGGATGTCTTCCATAAGTATCCCTCGCTGAAAATCGCCGCGTCACCTACAGAGTCTACCCATTCGCGGAGCTCCCAAAACGTGTCATCGTAATCATCACAATCCGCCAGTTCGCACAAATGTTCGACCGCGGCGGATATCGTCCACGGGCCGAGATCCTTCGTCGCGGCCTTCTCGGCCCAATAGTGTATCAGCGTGCGGACCGAAGCACTATGACCTGCATAATACGGTACCCGGTCTTGCCAATCCTCTTCGGGGGCCCACTTCGCGCTGCGTCGAACTAATGTTCGACGCGCGGCGAGTATATACTTGACCATGCGATATACGTGCCGGCACTTCCCACCGAAGGCGCGGCAATGACACGCACCGGCGGCACCAAGACGTAGGTAGCAATGACGAGGTAGGTAGCGTACCCTCTGGTACATCAGTAGGTCCGCAAAGGGGCAGCCCCAATCCGGTAAGCTGCCATCATCATCCAGTACCCACTTAGCCATGAACCGGGCCTCTGCCAACGGTAGGGGTTGACGCCCAACGGAACGGTGAGGCCCGGCCGTTGCGCCCCCCGGTGCCCCTCCCAACCCCCGGCGGCATGTACTTACCAACCCCTCTAAACATACGGGGACGTCAGTCCCCGATAGTGCACGATCACTTGTGTGCTCTAGGACTGTTTTTTCTGTTCTATTATTACCCACGTCCCGGTGGGCTCCCACGCGACTATAATTAACCCCTAAACTACTCTTTAAATACGTATTGGTCAATACAGTATAGTAGGTCTTTTTTGGTTGCTGTCGTGATTGGGAGACCAAAGAAAAGAGCGGGTTCCATTGCCACCGGGCGTATTCCTCCTCACGTTCTGCCAGGGCCAGCCGCAAGGGCATGTCCGTTGCGATATGGAAGAGCATGTTCTGTACGCGGCACATGTAGGGGGAGGAGATGTCGACTGCCGCCCGTGGCAAGCCTATCCCGTAGGCGGTCCGTTCCTTCGGGAGGGGTATCGGCTGGTATTGCCTCTTAGGCCTGTGCGGGAAGGCATCGTAGCGGAGTTTGCGGCAGCGGGCGGCAAGAACCTGAGCAGGCCGGTGGCCGCTCAGCGCGGGGCACTCGCCGGAAGATGGGGCGGGGGAGGTTCCCGCCACGGAGGACCCACGGGAGGGGGATGGGTCCTGAACGACGCGTTGCCGGCGCCGCCGCCGCAACTCCAAAGATTCCTTCTTCATCTTACGAGCCTGCTCTTTGACCTCCTGGGGGAGGTTCTCTAGCCGGCTCCTGCGCCTTTCATACCAACCCCGGTCGTAAAGGGGCTTTGGGCCCTTGTTGATCCAGTAGGCGTACCGCTTGCGCCCCGTGATGGGGTTGGTGACGCGTTCCCTATGCAGATAGCCCCGGTTGGTGAGCTTGAGCAGTATAAGCCGGGCCGCCTTGACTGGTATGTTAAGGTAGTCTGCCACCCGGGCGGCAGTACAGTAATTCTTCTTGCTAAGGAAGCGAACCGATATGTAGACTGCCGCCGTGCAGCCGCGTAGCCCCGGTGGCCGGGTGGGCTTCTTCCGGCGCCTGTAGAAACGTGCACGCCAGTTGAGACACACAGGCTCTTGTAAAGGAGCGTCGCATTCTACCTGTTCCGGCGGCAAGACCTCATACTGTGTCTTCTGGGCATGTATGCGCTTAGTGCCGCTGATGACACCTTGCTTCTTTAGACGCTTGAAGGCGTATTCTGCCTCCGACTTCGAGACACCTAGGTACCGCGCACAGTCCCGTATGGAGGGCTGGTCGTGCAGCAACGTGAATAGAAGCTGATAAACTTGCGCATCAATACCCTGTAGGTAGATTTTATCGCTCACATCCTACCGCCCCTCAAGGAAGGCTTGTTGTTCCTCCGGCGGCAATGCCAAGAACCGCCGGATTATCTCGCGTAGCAAGTCCGTTGTATGGACTGGCCCCGCGTCTATGAATTCTATCATAGTGCCGAGTTCTATGCAAGTACTTTTTTCTGGAATATTTTTGCCCTTCCAGTCGGCGCCCTTGACGAACACATCCGGCCGGAGGCGTCGTATAAGCTCAGTGGGCGTAGGCTCTTCGAAGATGATTACATCTGCCACGGCACGGTGGGCACTGAGGGCTGCTGCCCGCGCCTCTGCAGGGAGGCAAGCATACCACTTCAACCGGCGGGTGACTTCATCGCCATTGATGCCTACCAGGAGGTCATGCTCGGGATAAAGGGCACTAATCGTGCTTAGTAGCGCAAAGTGATGTGCGGTGGGCAATGCGAACACCCCGGTTGTAAGAACCCTTTTACGGCCTGTCATCATAGATGCTCCATGAGTGCAGTTGGGGAGAGCCCCCGGCTGCTGGGCAGTAGATGGGGCGCGCATTATGTTGTCTGCGGGGGACTCTCCCCGTGTCATTCCAGGTGTCCGCGTTGACTAAAAGCGTTTGGACGCGAAATGCGCCCGAAGAACGGCGTTACCACGCCGGTTCTTCCTAGTCCCAACCCCTGCAGCCACAATAGAAGCCATCGTATTCGGCGGGGCCGCGGGGCACAAAATGGTCGCAGTACTTGTTGGGATGGGCCTCGATGTACATGCCACATTTGCACTTCTTTGTTGCGTATGGGCTGCCCGGCCCGCGCCACTCGAAGAATGGCAGGTCGAAGCTACTTGGGCGCAGCTTGCCGCAGTACTTGCATTGGGCCTGCCGGCCACTAAGATCCGGAAGCTCTGCTACCTCCATTGCGCCCGAGTCAAGCCCTAGGCAGATTGGGCATGCCGGCCGGCCTGTCTTCGTGTCGGTGGCTATCCCAAGGTGGCCACATTTCATCATCGGTGCTATCATTGTACCGTCTCCTCTGCCCTAGGGGGAGAGGGGAATGGGCCACTCTCCTCTCCCCCATTAGGCTTCCTATCACTTCTAGGGTTATTATACCCAACTTAGCGCCGAACATGCACACTATGTTTGTCTACGCCTAGCCAAATGCTGATAGCCCCCAGGTCTGCAGGGGGCAAGCCCATCTCCGCTGGATAGCCCCTGTGCTTGAGAAAGGATGGTAACAATACCCTGTGTTGGCCATAGGCTACTACGAGGCCCTGTTCGTTGGGGCCGAAGCGGATGTCGCGCCAAGCCATCTCTTGATGCAAGTGCCCCACCGTCACGATATCTGCGTTTGTGGTTGCAGCTATCCGGTCGGCACGGGAGACTTTTGCGCCCCGCGTCTGGGAAGCTCCCGCCCCATGATGGTGGTAATGGGTGTACATCTGCTTGACCTTGCCATTGATGATTAGCTTATATGTGAGATGGCCCTCGTAGCCCCAGAAAGGCAGGCCGAGCCGGTTGGCAAGCTCCTCCGAAGGATCCAGGTTTGCTTGTAAGAGGCGTGTGATGCGGCGGTCGTGGTTTCCTGTGAAGATGGCGATACCCTGGCTGGTGATAGGCCGTAGCCGCATGGTTAGTAGGTCTAGGGCTTCATTGAGTTCGCAGAACTGTTCGCGTAGGAGGCCTGGGCTTCCTGTTGTGGCCAGGTCGAAGTTGTCCCCGCCCAGGAACCATCGTGCTGTTGGGGTAGCGGCTATCCATTCCACCAGTTCGACGAACCGCTTGTAGTCGCAGTGCTTGCTGCCCAGATGTAGGTCTGAGATGGGAACGAGGCAGACTTCCTTTGTCCCACGGGGCACTTTCCATTCATATTCCAGGACTCTTTCTTGGGCTTCTGATTGTTCGAGGTACTCCGCATCGAGGTCTTCCACCGTGCGTGCATCCGAGAAACGCTCGTTGCGCTGGAACATTATGGACTTCCGCCCTGTATGCTTCCCATGGCAGCCTAGCCCCAGCTTCCGGAAACAGTGCTGCATTGTGGAGGGCGAGAGGCCCACCCATTCGGCGGCAAGTTTAGCATTCCCATGGAAGCGCTGATGGAGAAGCAAGCCGCCTATCTCGTAGCCTCCTAGCATCTGCCATACTTGCCCCCCAACCCCGCGTAGTGCATCCCAATCTATCTTGTCGGCTTTCATGGCTCTACCTCGGCGGCAAGATCTTCCTTATTATACCCCGCTTCGCTATCGGATACACTATCCCATAGGCTGAGCTGGCCAACTTTCTCCTGTGCTGTTTGTGGGTCAATCCATAGGGATTCTATTCGGGGCTGCATGGTTGATCTTGCCCCGTTGCCCCGGATACCGGTGGCCCTTGTACAAGCTGCTGCTAAGCACGTCCTATTGAAGTCAAGGCGTACCCACCCGGCCTCTTCCAGGGGAGCATAGACCTCGTGCTTGTATCCCGACAAGGCAAACTTCCCCGGTAACCCTAGGATAGTGCGAACAAGCTCTGCATGGTCCTCCACCGTCATTTCGTGCATATATACATCGGGCGACCGTCGGACATCGGGGACGTATGGTGGGTCAAGATAACAGAACGAGTGCGGAGAACAGTATTGTTGCAAGACTTCAATGGCGGGACGCGACTCTATGTGCGCTCCATGGAGGCGGGAGGCACATGCGGGCAATACCCTAATCGTGCTCAACAGACGTGCACAGGTGCCAGCCATGTGGCGGGAGGTAGTCTCAACTGCAAGCGACCAGCTGGCCCCCCAGTAGCCCGAAAAGGACTGCTTGGCAACTACCCACCAACGCCACGCCCTACGCACTGGGTCAGTTTCGTTGTTCCATTCGCGGCGGCACTCCTCATACAGTTCCCGGCTGTGTAAGGTGAAGTATGCTAGATGCATAAACTCATCCGGGTGATCGCGTAGGACACGAAAGAATTCCACCAAGGGCTGGTGGATATCATTGATGACCTCGAAGCGGGCTGGTGCTTTAGCAAAAAACAGGGCGGCAGAACCACAGAATGGCTCAATGTATACATCATGGGCTGGCATCAATGAAAGCAGTTGTCGCAGGAAGGGCGTTTTGCCGCCATACCAGAAGAATGGCGCTGGTATCCTTGGTCCATTACTGGTCATGCCTCTTCTCCTATTAATTGCGTCTGTGCCCGGACCAGCTTGGCAGTTTCGGGGTCAAGCCAGACGGACTCAACCCGCGCTTGTTTTTCCAAGACAGTGCCGTCGCCCAGGAGCCCCGTTCGGCGCGACCGTGCGGCGGCATAGCATCCCGTGGGGAAGTCTATCCGTACCCATCCTGCCTCTTCCAATGGTTTGTATACTTCGTGGTTATATCCTGATAGCATGAAGCGCCCAGGCAAGGATAAGAGGACCTCAACTAATTCTTTATGCTCTTCTACAGACATTTCGTGGTCATATACGGTACTACTGCGGCGTGTGTCAGGAATATATGGCGGGTCGCAGTAGCAGAACGAGTTTGGTGTGCAGTATTGCTGCATGACTTTGATAGCGGGGCCGCACTCTATCTGGGTACGTTTGAGACGCTCTACACAATCGGGCAGGTGTTCAACTGCTGAAAGCAGAGCACTACAGGACATCGCCATGCCACGGCGTGATAATGTGATGTTAGATCTCCATCCTGCTCCCCAGTTGCCGGAGAAGGACTGGCGCGCCACTACCCACCAGCGCCATGCTTTGCGGACCGGGTCTGTTTCTTCGCGCCATTTGGCCCTGCATTCTTCGAATAACTCGCGGCTATGGATTGTCAGCCTGGCGAGTTCTATGAACTCTTGGGGATAATCGCGGAGAACCCGGAAGAACTCCATCACGGCATGGTCAATGTCGTTAATGGTTTCAACCAGGGCCGGCTCCTTGGCAAAGAAGAGTGCTCCACTGCCAAAGTACGGTTCAACATACTCCCTGTGTGGGGGCACTAGGCGTAGTAGCCTTCCTATCATGTTGCCTTTACCTCCGTAGCGGCAAATGGGCGAGTGCAAGTGCATGTTCGGTTGCTCACCTTAGGGACTCTAGCGTAATGCGTGGCCTAAGATGCAATGCGGCGGCTATCTTGGCGATGGTCATTATGCTACATCGCCTGCCGCGCAGTATTCCACGGATTCCCCTAGGATTTTCGCCTATCCGGGTGGCAAGATCCTCAATACTCATCTGCCTATCTTGGAGGTGCTTCAGTATTTCTTCTGCCAATGACAGGACTAGGCATTCAGCTATGTATTCCGGATCGTGCTGTAATTCCCGGATATGCTCTTCTACTGTCCGCACAGTACGCCCCCCTAGAAGCGGCATTCTTACTTGAGCCGGATTGTGCCCTGCCGGCTTCTGTCTGTTATCCAGACATGGATGCTAAAGCCCCGGATACCTAGGTCAGACAGGAGTGCCTGTACATGCATTGCCTCATCGCCACGGTAAAGATCGAATAGGATATATCCTTCGTGCCCGCAAGAGCCAGTAGTATTTATACCCTCATTGCGGAGAGCGTAAACCACCGGCCGGATGCATTCGTCTATTGCCTGGTAGAAGGACGTTTCGGGCGGCGTGGGCAATGGTCTACTTCCCGCAACTACCTCAATCCCACATGCACGGAGCTTTTGTACCATCTGTTGTTGGCGCACGGCTTCTCTTACATCCTGCAGGTATGCTTTGGTCGCCGGGGCAGAGTCCAGCCAGTCTGCCCCTTCCCAGGTTACCCAACTTGCAAAGTGGCATAGGAAATGTTCAGCCGGCCAAGCCTCCTCGAGGGTGCGCGCCTGGCGAAGAGCAAAGTCGGCAAAACTTTGTGCTATCTGGTGGCAAGCTCCTTGCCTCACGGCGAAGCTGTAAAGCTCGCTTCTCAATACGTCCCATGTTGTTGATGGGCCAACCATTACTGTTGTGCTTTTCCCCTGTGCCTCTTGGTCATTAGGGCGCCCCTCATGCTGTTAGGTGGAGGCGGCGGGAGTTGAACCCGCGTCCGGTGGCAAGCTCAATCCGCTTGCACATCGTCGAGCCCATCGCCCCCAACGAATGGTACATCTTCTATCTGCCTGTAGATGATTTTACCATGTTGCTGGGCATGTGCCAACTCCATGTCTGCTCCCTTTGAGGGAGCAAGATACAAAAGTGCATCCACCATCTCAACTATCCGGAGGTCCATCCGCATGAAGTCTTCCCACTTAAGTTTATACCCAGAGAGAAGTGGCATCCAGCAAGTCATGCTATGAGGGACTATGACTGCCCAGCCTTTCTGCATCAGCTGTACACCCGCGCGGACTGCCCTATATATGTTCCAGACCTGTTTGATGAAAGACAGGGGCCAGGGCCACCCGCGGCCCATGTATGGCCCTGCAATGTAAATGATTGGCAGTTTTCCCTGTTCTTGAGCGCACCCTAGCGGGGGGCGGCAGAATCTCATTCGTACTTTACCTCCTACAGTTCTGAGTGGCCGAACAACTTGCCACTTTGTATTCCTAGCTCTTTGGCTGTTCTGGGGTCGAGCCACACCGACTCGATGCGTGGCTGCATAGCCGTAGCGGCGCCCTTGCCTAGTATGCCGGTGCCGACTGTCCGGCCAGCCGCATGGCAGGCTGTCCGGAAGTCCACGCGTGCCCAGCCCGCCTCTTCTAGGCGGGCATACAGCGGATTGGCATACCCGGATAGTAAGACCTTCCCCTTGACCTCCCCTGACAGGAGGAAGTCAATAAGACGTACGTGGTCCTCCTCCGACATCTCATATGTGTACACTTTGGGTTGAATTCGCGTACTCGGCAGATATGGCGGGTCTAGATAGTGCAAGCAATCTGGCGTATCTGTCCGCATAACAGCCCTCTGCCAATCCGTGCAAGAAATCTGAACACCTTGTAAGCGCGCAACTACTTGCGGAAGGCTCTCTACGCAAGACAAGAGGCTGGCCACTCCTTTGGGCATTGCGCCAGCAGTTTGTGTGCGCGTATGTCCCCACGCTGCTCCCCAATTGGCCGCGAAGCTCATCCTTGCGACTACCCACCAGCGCCACGCCTTGCGGACAGGGTCTGTTTCTTCGCGCCATCTGGCCCGGCACTCGCGCCAGAGTGCTTCACTATACTCTGTGAGGGCGGCAAGTTGAATGAATTCCTCTCCGTGGTCGCGAAGCACGCGGAAAAACGTGGTCACGGCCTCATCTATGTCATTGATGGTTTCGTGGGGCGCCGGGGCCTTGGCGAAGAACAAGGAGCCGCCGCCAAAGAACGGTTCGCAGTATTGCTGATGAGAAGGCACCAGCCGTAGAAGTCTTCCCACCATGTTGCCCTTACCTCCACGGCGCTGGATGGGCGAGCGGAGCCGACGTTTCCTTTTGTCGGGTGCCATGCTTGCCCTCCTGTTATAGCGGCTTACTGCTGCTGGCCTGTCACCCTCATAGGCATCACAATGTATATGTAACCACCTAGGTCACTAGGCCGGAGCATGGCCGCCTTGTCGTAGCCATTGAGATGGAACTGCCACGTCTGTGATGGCCCCAGGGCCTCCAACGGCTCCAAGAGGTATTGCCCATTGAACGCGAAGGTTCCCGGCCGGCCGTCCAAGGTGGCAGGAACTTCCTCGCGGAACTCACCTATCTCTGTTTCTGCGGTTTGCACACAAATAGCGTTGTCTGTGACCTCTAAAACGACGCGGTTGACGCTATGCTGAGCGATGGGCAGGGCGCGCCGTAGGGCATTGGCAAAATGATCGCCCTGGAAGGTGACAACATGCTCAAAGCTTTCTGGTATCACCCGGCTATAATCGGGAAACCGTGCATCGATTAGCAAACTGGTGAGCACACTATTGCCTGTGCTGAACTCCACGGTGGCATCACTTACACATACATGGAAACGCGCCTCTTCGTCTTGGTATTCTGTGCACTTCAGTAGCTCGCGGATGCACTTTGTTGGTATTAGCGCGGCGGCATCGCCTGGGCCCTGTTCATATGTTATGCCCTGTAGTTTCACTTGCGCCAGGCGGTAGGAGTCACTTGCGGTCAATAGTATGCCATCGTCAGCGGCCTGTAGAAACACGCCTCCGAGGGCAGGGCGTGTTGCGTCGCGGCTAACGGCGAATGCCACCGCTTGCAAGCCTTGGCGCAGGGCATCCATAGGAACGGTGAACGTCAAGCCCTCTGGTGTCTGCAGGCGCTCAAGGGCTTGGGGGTCAATGCCACGAAGTTGGTAGCGTGTCGCTCCGGCGGCAATGGTCAGTCCAGCATCGCTGCCTTCCAAGACCACTTGGCCAGTCAGCTTCTTGGTGGCCTGGTCTAGCAGTTGTGCCCACACGGCGACGGCCCCCTCTTGCTCTACGGTTGCGGGCACTACCTGCTGCATCTGTACTTCCCCGTCGAATGCAGATACACGTAGACTGTCTGTCTCGGCTTCAAGTAGTATGCAGTTGCGGGTTGTCATGCCTACACTTAGTATGTTGGCGCGTGCTGCCGTCCGTGCGCAGCTCGTGACTGCCCTCGATAGTAGCTTGGCGTCTATCGTCAGTCGCATTTTATATGCTCCCTCCTAGGGACTTATGGCTGGGTTGCGTTTTCTATTGCCGCCGTTGCATTCTGGACTACATTGCGAACGGTCTGTCCCAGCTGTGACCAGACTGCTAGCCCCGCAACTACTACTATGGCCAGCAGCAATGCATACTCAACGCTTGTTACTGCTGTTTCGTCCTTCCACAGGGTCCTCATCGTTCATCATCTCCTCCGGGATAATCTCCCACCAGAGGGCTTGTATGGCCTGCCGCAAGGCAGACCAATGAAGCTTCCCGTCCTCGCCGCGCGCCCTTGCGATTGCGAGGTAGCCTATGATGTCGCGGAGCTCGTCAGCAAGCTCCTGTTTCCAGTTGAAGTCCTGCCGCCAACAATCGGCGGCATGTAGAGTATGCCCAAGGCTCATCTTCGCTATGACAGAGGCGGTAGCGGCGGCAGGTAAGCCTAGCTCCTCAATCACCTCCGAAGCTGCCTCCATCAGCCTTACGAACCCGTAGTCTTCCATACTATCTCACCTCCCATGCGCTTATACTCGCTGAAGCGAGCATGGGAATGCTCATGTAGAAAAGGCGGCAGGTCTTCGAAGTCATGAATGTAGACAGTATTGTCACCCTCCTTTGGCCGTAAGCCACGCCCCACCCTCTGGACGGTGTTGATGTTGCTTTTGCCCCCGGCGGCAATTATCACACTCGCAAACGTAGGTACGTCCATACCTTCTCCAAGAACGGGCGAGCCTACTACGATCAATGCTTCTCCGGCACGTACACGGTCAAGGATCTCCTGAATGTTCTTGCTGCGCATCTTGGCGGTTACCAGGACCGCATTCGCGCCCAGTTGCTCTAATGCCTCCATGATCAATTCGCCATGTTCGATGTATTGGACAAGCACTAAGCATGGCCGCCCCGCTTGTTGTTCCTGTACTGCCAGGCGGGCAATCAACGCATTCCGCCGGTCATTATACAAAATATTTTCTCTGTATGCAAACTGGAATGCTTCCACTTCGGTCTCGGCGCGCTTGGGGGGAAGCCAGGGGACGCGTGGCCGGGGTGCCTTGTGGATATAAAAGATAGGCCGTGCTATTTGCCCCTCGGATACAAGGGAGGCCACCGGGAGCTTATATAGCACCGGCCCTGTAGCTGCTTCGAGGTAAAGGTCGCGGCCATCGGGCCGTGTCAGGGTAGCCGACTGTAGGTAGCGATAGTAGGCCGGGCAGGACATGGTGATGCCGTACCAGCTTAGGGCTGCATCATGGTGGGCTTCATCTACGCCGATGAAGTCAATGGATTGCATCAGCTCTTGATACTGCGGCGTGTCGGCGTAGCGCCACAGTTGGGCAGCGGTGGCAATTGTCAACTCCCTTATCTCCCAACTACCCTCGCCTATATAGCCCACTTCTATACCGAAGAACTTAGCCGCTGCTTGCCTGAACTGCCGCAGGATAACACGCGTGGGGACGAGTATTAGTCCTCGTGTATTGGTCTCATACCATCGTGCTAGCATGAGGAGGGTCTTGCCGCCACTGGGGGGCACTTCCCATTGGCCCCGTGGCGCACTCCGGGCCGCCTGGAGGACTTCCAGCTGGTGTGCGCGCCAGCTAATGGCGGGTAGCTGTCGTGGCTGGGCAACAGGTGGCCGACGGCGGTCATCAATGTGGATACTGAAGCCATTTTGCTGGAGGATGCCTATTACATGAGGGAGCAGTCCTGAAGGCCAACGGTTGCCATCGTTGAGGTGCTCGATACCGAAGCGGCCCGACTGTAGGGCCTGGCACATACGACACCAATGTTCCGGCTTGGGATGTTTCCGCTTATGTGCCCGGGCACGATATTTAGCCGTTGGGTCATGCACGATACATACACTGGCGGCTAGGGCGGCAGCACTTTCATTGTCACACCATGCCCAGTTGTTGGTGATTGTGATGGTAGTCTCCCGCTCCCTCGGGAGTTGCATGTTGCCTAGTCCCATAATTGTTTCCATAGAATGCTCCTTAGCTGCAAGGCTATTATACCCGCTCTGCCAATATTCAAACATCGGATATGTTTGATGGGATAGTTCTGCCCCCAGAGTTGCATGCAGCGCCTGGCAACAACATCAAAGGGTTCCAGGCGGCTAGCCTCCCTACAGTAGTGAGGACGGTAGTACTCATCGGCGGTGGCAATATCTTCTGGTGTCCGGCCAAATGCGATGGCCAACTTGAACACGGACTTGCACCGGGGCCAGTACTTGCGCCAGGCGGCAATCTCTGCCTCAGTGATGGGATGGTGGCCCCGCCAGGGCAGGCGGGCCCGTGATGATACAAACGGGCACTTCGGCGGGGCGCTTCCATCGAGAATGCACGTTAAGACACGCAGCCGATATGCTGGCGGCACGAGAATATACTCCGCCTCTGCTAGGCCTAGCAGCCAGGCCTTGTAAAGTCCTTCATGGCTGATATGGGGCGGCAGGCTAGCAGGATCGAACCCCAAGATACGCTTCAGGAACCACCGGGGCCAGCGGTGCCGCCGGGCCCAATCAGCTAGAAGGATTTGTATTGGTGTCGTTGTTGCCAAGAATGTTGACATTGATCCGGAAGGCTGGGTTATTCTTTGCCGCCTCGACAATGCGGGCATAAACCCGCGTTGTATCAAGACTCTTATGCCCTAGCATGTCCTGGACTTCTTCCAGGCGCGCTCCCCCGCTAAGAGCCAGGGTGGCCACCGTATGGCGCAAGCCGTGGGGCGTGATATCGGTTAGCCCGGCACGATCTAGATACCGCCGGAGCAGGTAATTGATAGACCGTCGCGCCATACGTCCTCCTGGCGGGCGGCCGGGCGGCAAGGCAATAAACAATGCCTCTTCCCGGTCAGTCCTGAACGAGAGATACCGTTGGATTGTTGCCATCACATCAGGACGCAAGAAGATCACACGGGGCCCCCGTTTACCCTGGAGGATGGCTATCGGGGAATCTCCACGATACTGAATATCTTGTTTGTTCAGGCGATGCAGTTCAATCTGGCGCACGCCATGGATGGCGGCTAGTGCCAAGATGGCCCGGTCACGCCAAGCCGTGATGTCGTTGCCCTTCACGGCGGCAAGGAGTGCTTGTAACCCCTGCTCCGTCGTGTAGCGTATCTTTTCCTCGCGGCCACGTATAGTGACACGTACGCCGGCTGCCGGGTTATCCCGCCGGATGCCGCGCCACACTGCAGCTGTGTACAGCCGCCGGACAGCCGACAGGTAACCAGCCACTGTCGAGTCTGCCATGCCGGCTTCCCGCATGGCCTGCCGGTACCGCCGGATGTCATCGGGCGTGGCCGCTGCGGCATCAATACCGTTCTGGGCACACCACGTCAAGAAATATGCAGCTGCCCGCCTATACATGCGCTTTGTATCGTCGGATGGTGCGCCTTCTGCCACGTCATACTGGAAGAACTCTTCCAGGGTTGCTAGCCAGTCGAAGGGCATGGGCGTCGGGGCAAGTTCTGCCTCTTCTTTCACAGGCACAATATCCACGCTCATCTTTGGGCCTCCTGCGTTTGCGATATTATTATCCTTCTCCCCCATGGGAAGTGCGGCTCCTTCTTGGTCAGCTTGCAAGTTCTGCATAGCGGTTCACCCACATTGCTGCTTCTTCGATATGCTCCGTGAGGATTTCCTCGCTACCCGCCAGGTCAGCGATTGTGCGGGCAACAAATACACATTGGTGCACGGATCTGCCCGTCCACTGGTCGCCTATCTCGACCAGCCTGTCCTCAGCGGCAGATGATAACCTCACTCTCCCCGTCATAATGTCCTCGGGCGTGAGGAACGCATTGCGCTTGCCCCGCTCTCTCTGTGCCCTAATAGCCCGTATCACGCGCTGACGCACAGTTGCCGAGGGCTCCGCTTCCGATGATTTGAGTAGCTCCCGCGTATCGGTTGGGCCGACATAGGCTGTAATGTGTATACGGTCCATGATGGGGCCGCTCAAGCGGCGGCTGTAGCGCCGCTTCTCGGCAGGTGTACAGACACACCCACCGGGGCGCGGGCCGCAGGGGCACATATTCGCGGTGGCAAGTAGCTGGAACCGCGCCGGGAAGGTTTTCGACCAGTTAGCCCTGTTTATCACCGCAATGCCTTCCTGCATGGCCGTCCTTAGACTTTCCTTGGCGGAGGCAGGCCAGTACGGGAACTCATCAGCTACCAAGAGGCCCCGGTGGGCAAGCGATACCAGTCCCGGATAGGGCACTTCATATCCTCCGCCGGCGATACTTTGTCTTGTCGGCGAGGGGGAAGCGAACACCACGGGCCGTTCTGTCAGTCCTTGGCCGGGCCGCAGGGCCCCACTCAGTACCCAGATTTGTGTCACTTCTTTCTTTTCGTTCTCTGTGAGGGGCGGTGTGATGGTAGGGAAAGCCTTGGCAAGCAGGGTCTTACCTGTGCCGGGCGGGCCGATAAACATCAGGTGATGTCCCCCGGCGGCGGCAATCTCCAAAGCACGCTTCGCCTCTCTCTGCCCCGCAATGTATCTGAGATCCACCAGCTCAAATGGTAAGCGTTGCGGGGCCTGTGCTGGTTCCACCGGTGTTGCTCTCCTGGGATCGTCCAGTATCTGCTCAAGTTCATGCCGCGTCCGGGCGGCATAGGCACGGATGCCTAAAGTTGCGGCCAATGCCGCTACTTCAGGCGTGCTGACGAGGGCTACCCCTGCGGGCCAGTCTTTCAGGTAGACCATCGGGTCCGGCGGGCCATATAAATTACCTGCGGGATCGGCTTTGGCCAATGCTAAGATTTCAGGCGGGGGCACTCGTCTCATCATGACATCATATGGTTGGAACTTGTGCTCACAATAGTACCTTAGCCCAAGCTCATAGTAATCATTAGTGACCCTCCTGCCATCAAGGTCGAGGATATGTGGCCAATATACAATGCCGCCGATGCTATAGACGCAAGAAGCAGACAATGGCCCCCTGGGCGACGGCAATCCGCTAATAGCAACTTCCCAAAGCTGTTCTCTCATTGCTTCCTCTACAGTCACTTGCATAACGGCATCTCCTTTGTTTGCTGCTCCCCAGCCTGGGGAGCGGCAACTTGCCCCCGGTCAAGGGCCGACTTGGATCCATTCGGGCTAACTGCTCGGCCCCGCCTATGCGCTGGCTTGGCTCAGTATGGGGCTTAGTATTCCGGTGTCTTGATCCTGCGCCCGGTAGTACCGCACGCGGCTGGTATCGCTGGTCCAAGGTATCCACTTCCTGCGCCCACCTACGTCAATAGCGCAGGCCACCAGGCCCGTGCGGAACCGCGTCACGTAGGGCTGGCGCGGGTGACGCGGGTGGGGCAGTACCCGCCCCGTGATCCACCGCTTGTGCGGTGGCTGTGCAAGATCCTCGACCGTAACCAGGTCGCCTACTTCCGGATATCCCTTGATCGGTTGCATCTTCGCTCCCCCCGTACTCTTCCTTCTCGTGCGTAATGATACCACCCGCATCCTCGAACTAACAGGTATGCGCCTCAGGGCCCTCGTGATATACCCAACCCAGGAGCGTCTGCCTGATCACATCCCTAGCCACGTCATCGGGTTTCCCATAGGGGTCGACCAGGAGAGGGCGTACCTCAATGGCCTCAGCTTCTGTAACGCCGTGACGGGTCAGCCACCGTTCCACGGCATCTTTGTACTGCCCGAGGGCATCGAGCAGGCCATCGGCTAGTTCGCCCAAGTTGACGTCCAGCTTGCGCCAGAGCACCAAGATGCCTAGGACCCAGACTGCTGGGCGCTCGAAAAATAGGGCCAGCAGTTGGGGCTTGATCTCCGGATGCGCCCGTACCGCGCGCTTGATAACGTCTTCTAGCGGCGCGAACACGCCACACAGATCCTCCGCGGCCTCCACTGCTATCTGTTCAATCCGTTCCATCGGACAGCCTCCTTTTGGTTTTTCAGCAGTGGGCACTGCCCACCATTGTCTATTCTACCCAGCCCGGCGGCAACATAAACATTGGCGCAGAAAATTTTTCTGCCCTACCTAGCAATGCGCTTGGCGATATACTCCGCGATGGCCTGAGGAATGGGATCAGAGTAGATCCTAGGGTTATGCACTGTCACGGAGATTAGGCCACTTAGCGTTGTCTTAAGGGGGCAATCTGCCGCCGGCTGGAAGCATCCCAAGCAACTATGGCATGAGCGCACGTTGAAATAGAACCACATCTTCATCGCGCCCTGTTCGAGGCCGCGTTCGGGAGCAGTTGGGCCATATCCGATCCTTATGCCCACAGGAATACAGAGCATGTCCTGTACGCCCCAGTCAGGCTGCATCATGAGTGCTTCCACGGCCACGTCTACATCCTCTGCGCCTGTTCGCTTTGCAACGAGCTCGCGGAGTTCGCCGCTGCACTGAGCACCTGGCAGTCTAGGCATAAGAGGGAATGCAATGGGATGAAGTTGAATGCCCGCCGGGGCTAGTGTCAGGCGGGCAATTTCCTGGATAATATAGAATCGCTGCGCAATGGATTCTGCATCCGCTGTGGTACTCGCGAACTGTTGTATATTTTGCAAATTAATATATTGAAGTAAGCTCACTTTGGGAGGATTTGCTTTAATGCGCAGAACTTCATCGCTATTGGCAGGCCGATGATACCAAGGTCTATCAGTAGGATAGCAATACCATGGCCCCATAGCCAGAACTAAATAGCCTTCATCCTGAGATCGGATGCAAATATCAATGTTGCCGGGCAAAGGTACTATTTCTCCCAAATGTTCGGAGGGCGGTATGGCCGGTTCGAATGATATCTTCTGGACTTCTCCGCGGATCTGCATGAATATGCCGGCCCTATAATAATAAAGGTCGGCTATTCCGGCCATATTTTCATCTAGATCCAATGAGACCAGAACTGGCGAACACTTATCATCTCGAATTTGAGGAGGCATCATGCTAAAGCGTTGTTGGCAATACCATATTTGATCGGCCATTTCAATCATCCTTTACCTGGGGGATGCTTTATCTGCCCCTGGTCAGCAGGGGCTTCCCCTCCATTGGCATTTCTGCCCCCGCAACTGTGTGCCGGCTTGAAGTGCTCTTGTCCCCTGGAGATGGGCAAGTTGGACGGTGTTGCTATGCCATGTGGGGGCAGATCCGCTCACCTGGTCTTCCATCAGGATCGCTCGGCGCAAGTGTTCGTGCTTCACACCATTGTTGTACCCAGGCGCATCGCAAGCTAAACAAGAATTTTTGCACACTGCGCAGCGGGCGAACTTTTTTCTTGTACTACCGAAAAATTCCGGTTTGCGTCACGGCATGGCGGGAATAATAATAATGGCCATGGGGCCCGTGGGCCACCGTGGCCTCTCCCGAGGAGGCATGCCATGGTGCCGTGGCGATACTATGCGCTCACCCCAGGCAGGCTTATCCTGCTCGTCAGCGATCCTCACGATCTCCAGGGCGACGATGAAGAAGTCATCCAGGGTAGCATGGACGCCCTGCAGATCTCGCATAGCGGCCCGATCGTGGCCGCACGGGTCGCCAACGCACTGCTCGTTGGCGACCCGTTTGCTTTGCGGGGGGGGCTGGAACTGCCCCCAGGCGGCACCGCCTGGGCGGCAGTTGAGCCCGGGCAGTGGATACCACTCTGCTGGCAGTGCCCGCAGTACATGGGTGCCTGTGACGGCACTGCCAGCGACAGAGATGTGATTGACTGCTGGCGAGCGGCCGGACTAACCCGGCCGCATTCCTCGGACCCGGAGCTACGGGTCCGGAACCTGCCGGGCAGGCGCGCCCGGTGGGAGGATCTGGCGGTGTGGCAGGGCACAGTCGTGATACAGCAGGGCGACAAAGGGCAGGCTGTACGTGATGCGGTCCTGCCCCTCAAGGCGATATGCGAGCTCGTCGGCGATGACCGACGGCTCGCTTCCATTTTTCTAGGGGACTACTGCCCCCTCGATGAGCTCCATGTGCTCCGGGGTGGGCAGTGGGTTCCGTACTGGGTCCCGCGCGTACCGCATGAGTGGCGGGACCCGACCGGGCGGGACTGTCCCACCGTGAGGGCCTGGCAGTACATCGTTAGTCATTGGGCCCGAGCGGTAGAACCAAACTTCGGCCCCACGACAAGGGCCGAAGTGTTTGCGGTAGCGGAGATGGTAGCTGCAGGACAGTCCCACTGGCGGGGATGTGGGCGCGGTCTGTGCTGGCTGAGTGCCCTGCTGGACGCGGGCTCAGTCCGCGGCAGGGCACTCAGCCAGTTTATTTTATCGCTCTGGGTGGACGAGTTCGCTCAGGAGGTAGCTGCCGCCCTGGGCGTCCCGGTTGAAGACGTGGTCGAGATTCACCGGGGCGTCTGGGGCGAGCTGATGAGTATACTTAAGGAGGGCGAATGATGGTCACGCTGACAACCGACCAGTACAGGAGTCTGCTAACGCATTTTTTAGGAGCTGAGTCTGTCGACGATCAGCTCCTTGGCCTGCTGGTTATTGGGCCAGCAGGGGTGGGCAAGACCAGTATCTCCAGGGATGTGGCGCGCGAGTTGGGATGGGATGTGAGAGAGGTCTACTTGGGCAATATGGCGGATCCCGGCGACGTCCGGGGTCTGCCAGTGGCGGGGGAGGGGAGGACGGACTGGTTGGTGTCGGCGGAGTTTGTGCCGCCGGCGCGGCCTACTGTCCTCCTCCTGGATGAGATAACTCGTGCTCCGGTCTATCTCCACTCTATCATTGTTACGCTGATCACCTCGTGCTCAGTGGGGCCGGGCCATAAACTGGACCCGGCCCTGGTCAAGGTGATCGCGACGGGGAACCCGAGTACGGAAGAGTACTCGGGCTGTTACGAGTTGGACCTGGCCGTCAGGTCCAGGTTCTACCAAGTTGGCCTGGTGGCGGACTGGACCGCGTGGTTCAAGTGGGTCCAGTCCAGGACCCAGGAGCCATTCCGGCTCCACGTGGCCGGCGCCGTGGCCACGGCGCCGGAGCTGCAGAATGCCGCCAGTCCGCGGGACTGGTGGCACGTCGTCCGGCTGGCGACGCCAGATCGCGAGCTGCTCCAGTGGATTGTCGAATCGAAGGTCCCGGGCGCGGCGGCTCCACTGCAGGAGCTGCTGCAATCAGGCGACCAGTTGCCGCCTGTCGAGCAGCTGGCGGGCGATCCTGAGGCCGCAGTCAGGATAATAGAGGGGTTGCCCGTCCTGCTCCAGGGCTGGGCAGTAAAGCGGGCGGCTACTGTGATGAGTAGCCTGCCCGTCGAAAAAGCGGCTGCTCTGGTCGCTGCCCTGTTGACCTCGGGCATTAGGCCCGAGCTCAAGGCGCAGGCCCTGCGGCTTGCGCCGCAGGCCGCACTGGCGGCCGCCGCAAAGCAGAACAAGGGGCTGGTCCAGGAGGTCCAGAAGGCTCACCTGGACCAGATGGCTGAGGTTCGAGAGTTCATCGCGGAGAGGGTGAACGAACGTGACCAGAGCCGAGGCTGAGAAAGTACACTCCGCGTTGATCCAGACGATTTTGCGGCGGCTGGACTACCACACCGCACTGGTAGCCCAGCTGCTCACCGGGGTAGAGGTCGCGGCCTTCAGTGAGGGGGACGAATGCCCCACTGTGGCCGTTGAACTCTGCCCCAGCGGCCGGGTGAGGATGCTGTACGGCGATGCCGTGTGGGACTTACTGACGCCGTCGCGATGGGAGCAGGAGATGCAGTACCTCGCTCAGCACGAGGTACTGCATATCCTGCTCGGGCACACTCTCCGCATAGCAGAGATGTGTGCTAAGTATGGCGCCCAGGTAGCGCGGGTGGCGGCGGACTGCGTGGTGGATGACTTCCTGCCGGCGCCACAGTCGATGGCGCCGAAATTGGCGCTTACTCGCGCCAAGGAGGCGCTCAGTCGGCAGGGACTGCTCCCGCCGCCGGGGGCGAGCTGGGATCAGTACTGCGCGGCTTTAGCCGCGCTGGGCGATCTCAGCGACTCCGGCAGCGGTATGCAGTCCCCCGGTGGCGGTGCGCAGTCCCCCGGCGGATCATCTCAGTCTTCCTCTCAGTCTTCCTCTCAGTCTCCCTCTCAGTCTTCCTCGCAGTCTCCCTCGCCGCAGCCGGAGGCAGGGTCTGCAGAGCAGGCGAGTTCTGCAGGACAGCGGCCGACTGACGGCGGCGCTGCTGCCGATGGGGCTGGCTCTGCAGGGCAGAGTCAGAATGGGGGAGGTAGTGCCACCGAAGGGCAAAATGGGAAGAGCACCGAACTGGACGGCTACGTCCAGAAAGTGCCGGGGGAGGGTCTCCCGGACACCCTGATCTCGGAGGCGGCTGAGAAGTTTGCCGCCCAGGTCCGGGAGCTAGACCGACAACTACGGTCCCGGGGCGTTAACCCCGGGGGGATGCAGGAAGTGATTGACAACTTCCTGCGTCCCCGGCCAGTGCCGCTACGCCTGTTGCAGCAGATGCTGTCAACGCGGCGGCAGCGGCCCTCGTACAGTAAGCCCAACAAGCGGCGCGGCCCTGGCTACCCGGGTCTGCGCCGCGAGAGGTGTCAAGGGCAACTGGTTGTTGCCTACGACACCTCCGCTAGCATGGGTAAAGAGGACCTGGGTCTGGCCTTGGGCCAGATCCAAGAAATACTGAAGGAAGTTGAGGGTGACCTCGACTTTCTTCAGTTCGACGCGGACATCCAGGGGGTGAAGACTGTCCGCGTCGGGCAGTTGGCTGGACTACGCGACTGGCTGCGCGTAGTCCAGGGCCGGGGTGGGACTGATTACCGGCCGGTGATCGAGTGGTGGCAGTCGCACCGGCCGGGATATAGGCTCGTAGTCATCACCGATGGCTACGCGCCGATCCCGCCTCTCTTCGCGCGGCTGGTCTGGCTGATCACGGACCAGGAGCGCGTGGAAGAGTTCAGGGCGGCGGGGCACCGGGCGTACTATCTTGTCCCGGAGAGGTGAGGGACAGTGAAGGTGTGGTTTACTCCACATGCCCTTCGGCGGGCGGCGCAACGCGGCGCCGACGTTGAACATATACGGCAGCGCCTGGAGAACTACCAAGGCACTGCCGACAGAGTCCCGGTAGGCCTGTGGGAGTGCGTGGTGAAGCGTGCCCCAGGCACTGGGGACCTGATAGTAGTGACGATACTTTACAATTCAACGCTTTTTGCGCCGTGTAGGCGCAAACCGAGGAAGAGCAGGGATCTGCGGGTGTATGCCCGCGCCCTGCGTAAGTAAAGGAGGCGAAGGTGTGTATAAGCTCGCGTTTCGCGGGGAGCAGGAAGGTTTGGAACAGTTGCACCGACTGCTGCCCCAGTTCAGCGCTAAGCTGGACGGGGGGGTCCTGTATCTGGACGCGGTCGTTGTGGATGGAGTTGAGCGCGGCCTGCAGATGGCCCAGGCCAGTGACGTTGCGGCCCTGGGCCAGGCAGTGCGCGACCTACTGCAGGCCGGGGCGGAACTGGAGTTCGCTCCAGTCGTTCCCTGGCCGGCCAGGGTAGGGAATATTCTCTTCCCCTGGCCACTACCCGGCCAGGGCACAGTGCCAGCCAACGGCTACGTTCTCCTCAGCTCGCTGGCGTCTCGAGACTGGCAGCGGCTGGTCCTGCCGCCAGCAGTCCCCCGGCCGCCTAAGCCCCTGGTGATTGTCCAGGGGCCGAACTGGTCGAGCGTGAGCTCCCATGACATTACTGTCATCGGGGGCGACTGTCTCGCGTTCAGCGGGGCAGGCGGTACTAGGCCACTATCAGTGCTATCGCTATCGTGGGAGGATGCCTGCGGTATTCCCCCTGTTTTCGAGTACGTGCAGTATCTGTACCTGATAGTGGGAGGATGGTAGCGTGATGGTAGTGTACAGGGACTGCCTCCGGGGAGCGCTGTTCAAGTCGGTTGCTGAGTATATCAGCAACTGCATTGTGTGGGTGGACTACTGTTGCGTGCATTGGCCCGACAGTGCCACCCACGACGGGACCGTCTACGGACCGGCGACAGACTCCCCCTACTGCCCCGGGGTTGGGCAGTACTGGGGGACCGGAGGCAGGCTATGGCCCCACGTCCCGGTGCAGCGGCCATGCCCTAACTGTGGCATGGTGCACTGGTGGGTGGCCTATCACGTCAATGGTGAGTATGAGTCGTACGTGATGTGGCCGCTCCCTGATCCGCTGAACTGGTGCCCTGCGGAGGGGCCTGTCCCTGTGAGCGATACTATCGTCGCAGAGGAGTCTGATCTAGCGCGGTTTTACAACCAGGTGCTTCAGTACATTGAGCACCTGGATGAATTTTACAGGTTGCCGGTGCCGCTTCGCGAGATGATCGCGCGGCACTGGTATGATGATTCCGGGCCGGTTGACTTTCGGCCCGCGCGGCCGCTCGGGGATCACTCCTACCCTCCGCTGAGAGATGCTTACTACCGCTGGCAGGCGCGGGCCGTCATCGACACTGCACGCCTGACCTACAAACCGGGCGTGAGTGTCAACTACCCGATCGCTATTGCGTATCGGGGCCGCACTTATTTCTATTTGGCCCGTCCGCCGAAGCGCACTGCCAAAACGCTGGCGGTGCGGCCCCTCTACTGTATGCCGCCGGAACTGACGCCGTGGCGGGGTAGCCCTACGCCGCTGTGGCCCGATGGCCGGTGGCTGACGTGGCCATACCGGCTGCACGAACAGCGCGGCCCGACATGGCGGCTAAGCCTTGAGTACGTGCCCGATCTGCGGGAAGCTGTAGACCGGGCATTCGAGGAGGGGGCGGCACTATGATAAGGATTACTATTCACGGAGCCCTACCAGACCGGATCCGCGACAGTATCTGGGACTTCGCGGAGGCCCTGGGGCAGCGCGGTACGCCTGAGGAAGTACTGGCGGCCGCGATCCTGGAGGAGCTGGGGGGGCAGGGTAAGCCGCGGATCAGGTTGGTCGGCGATGCCAATGCGTGGCGCCCTTCGTGCGTGATCGAGCTCCCGGCGCGGGTCAGTCCCGCTCACGCCCGATTTATCGCCAGTTGCGTGCTGAGCTGTCTCGGGTTCCGCGGCCAAGTGGAGGCGGAGGAGGTGTGAAAATGAAGCACATACCACTGAAGTTTGAAGTATGGCATGACGCCGTGGTCCGGGCATTCCGTGGCCACGGCGATATAGTCGTCGTGCCTGGGCCGTGCGGCGAGATGCACTACTGGTTCCGTCTGCGCGGAACCAATGCACTCTCGCATCTCCTGGAGGGGGTGGAGTGCACTTGCCCTGCGACCTTTGAAGTCGAGGGCGCAGAAGCTGCCCCCATTGAGGCATGGTGGGGGCAGTTCATGACATACCTTCAGGCATGGCGTCAGGAGGCGTATCCGCAGGATGACCTGCGGTACGTGAAGGCCCTAGAGCGGTACTGGTGGCCGCTCGCTCAGCATGCCCTGACGTCATGCATGGCGCCACGGAGCTGGCCATGCTACCCTGTGGCCAGCCTCCCGCTGGTCCTCTGGTTCAGTAAGGAGATCATTCGGGTCCTGTCCATGCAGGGCTTCCCCTGTATGGTGTACGGGACTGACCCTGTTGTCCTGGCGTACACTGGCAAGGAGGGCAACCACGCGGCTCAGCAGCCGGATCTGCACTACTGTATTGTCCCCTGGGTGATATATCCCGGGCTGCTGGGGACGATCGAGCTGAGCCGGGTTGGGGAGGCGCCGTATGTTGTGGACGACTGGATCCCCGGCTCGACTGGCATTACGCCGCCTGCACTCACGGCGGAGAATCAGCGGCTTGCCGGGTTACTAACGCGGCAGATCATGTCCGCACAAGTGTTCTCAAACGGTACACTGCTGATAGGGCCACCGTCATGAAGCCAGTGGATGACATACTGACAAACATTCGTACATGGATGTGGCAGATTCACAGGGTCCACACCCGGACGGCTAAGGTACTGCGGACCAGGTGCCAGTGTGGCACCGCTTACTACTGGGTGGTATACCCACCGGCCCCAACGCAGTACATGCTGCCCAGCCGTAGGTGCCCACACAGTGGGCCGCACTTTGTGGAGGGCGCGCCCACCATGAAGGAGTTATATGAGCAGTTGTGGCTATGGATCCACGAGCTGGACGAACCCCTGGCTAACGTGCGAGATCTTAGCATGGCCCTGTCCTTCCTCAGTGAATGGGCAGGCGCGCTGATAGGCTATCCGATGCTCCAGTCGAAGAACATTCGCCATTCTTTTCAGTACACCCGGGCAGCACTGCCCGTCATGTTGTGGGCCTCACAGTGGGCCATCAAACTACTGGAGGGCCAGCCCGTGATGGTGTTCTGCGTGTCCCCGTTACTGATCGCCTATGACGTGCGGAAGATCAATGACTGGCGGTACTGCATTATCCCCTGGCCGCTAGCCGGAGGGCAGGTCACTCACGGACATATGCGGACATGTACGATTGATGATGCGAATATACCAAGGAGGATCACAGCCGCCAACAGGCGGCTGGCTACTGTCTTGGCTCGTCAGATCCTCCGAACGGAGGTCCGGGACATAATAGGCTGCTAACGAGGTAGACAGTCATAATGGTAGCGAATAATGTGTTTCACGACGTTATATTTCCGTGGGTATGGCAGATCCATGCCCACCTGCGTGGAGACCGCACAACACTCCGGGTCAAGTGCCCGTGCGGATACGTCCACTACTGGCGGGCGTATCCGGATGGCTCGCCGCAGTATGAGCTGGCCAGTCAGGTAAGTTGCCCCCATGATTATCAGTTCCTGGACGGCGGCGAGCCGGCCACTGTCAAGGAACTATATGAACAGCTGTGGCTATGGATCTATGACCTCGATCAGCACTGGAATCAAGAAGTTGACGATCTCAGCCAGGCTCTGTCGTTACTTAATGACTGGGCGTATAAGTTGCTAGGCATGGAGATCCTGCAAACAGCGACTCCTCGTTTCTCCTGCTACTACGCCCGGGCAACGTTGCCACTCATGTTGTGGATGTCTCAGCGGGCAATCAAGCAACTGGACGGCCAGCCTGTGATGGTGCTCGGCACCGATCCCATACTCATCGCCTATGACGTGCGGAAGATCACGGGCTGGCAGTACTGCATCATTCCCTGGCCGATGTCGCGGAAGCAGATCAAGCGTGGACTTACATGGCGGGTTGTACTCGATGAGGCCGACTTGCCGCGAAAGGTCACACCTGCTAACAGGCGGCTAGCGGCTGTTCTAGCCCGCACTATCCTGGGCATGCAGCCCAGTGAACTGAATGAGGCCATCACACAATGACCAGTAAGCAAGTGATTGACGCCATAGTAAAATGGACCCGTGCCGTGGCGCATTATACCGCCGGCAAGGGCAGGATAGTACAAAGGACATGCCACCGCGGGCATGTCCATTACTATAGCACTTATCCCCAAGCTTTCGTCCGGTTGCCCGATGAATATGACTGCACCGCAGGTCACTATCCTGGTGAACACTATGACCTTGACGCCATGCCCATTCGGGAAGGATACGAGCAGTTGACGTATTGGGTGCAGCGCCTCGACAGGCACTTGCGTCCAGTTCGCGGTCTCGAGCAGAAGTTGAAGCAACTATCAACGTGGCTGGCGCAAACTACCTACTGGTACATCTTGCACTCCACTCGCGCCCAGCGGCAATTCTTCTATTCTGATGTTCATTTGCCCATGATGCTATGGACGGCCCGCAAAGTGGTCAAATTACTCTCTGACTTTCCCGTGGGAATAGTAACGGACCACCCGGTCATGATCGCATATGACATTCAACAGCTGGATCTACACTTGGATGTTAAGTACTGCCTCGTTCCCTGGCCAATTGGTGACTATCCTGGCACACAGGTCACCATCAGCTCGTTTTCGACAGTTTCAGTTGACCTGTGTTGGCCTAATGAGTACACGGCCGCGAACAGGCGGCTAGCTAGTATTCTTGCCCGCCGGATCCTCCAGACTGAGATAGCCTATGATCCGCCGGGCGGCAGTACGTAACTGCTACCTGGGGATCAAAAAAAGAGGCGCCCGGTCAAGGGCGCCTCTTTGTCATTCGGGACTACTGTTTCCCCTGTTATCGCATCACCTCCAGTGGTTTCTCTTCAGATCCTCAAGCACTGCGCGGGCCTCTACTAGCCCGCGCGGGCTGAGGACCTCCAGGACCTCAGCTGGGTCACTGGTCAGCACGGCCCTCGGCGGCCCTTGCCGCCGGTCAACGATCACAACAGTGCCGCCCACCACATAGACCTCGGTGAGCGGCAGGCGCGCGAGGTATGTTAGGGTTTCCATGCGCCTACCAGGCCCTCCTCCGGGAGGAGGCCCGCCTGATGCGGGCCTCCTCCGAAAGCATAAACTTCTCGAGCCGCCTGGCGGCCCGCCAGGCCGCCAGAGCGCTTTCGGGGATGGCCTCGATCTCGGCCGGCAGTATGCCGGCCAAGACCAGCCCAATGTACACCAGCGGCCGCCCTTCGCGGACGGCCTTCGCTACTGCCGGCCCGGCCCGGCGCGGGTCCACTTCCCGCGCCGTCCTGCGCAGGGCCTCGATCGCAGTGAGATCGAGGCCCTGCGCGATGAGAGCTTCGACGATCTTCATCGCTCTCCCTCCTTCCGCTTGCGCCGGGTCAGGTCAATCTCCGTTTCTCCCTTTCCATCGAGGAGCGCCGGGTCCAGTCCCAGGCGCTCCAGCACAGCCGCCACAGCTGCCCTGTCGAGCACCCGGTAGCCCGGGCACTCTTCAGGGCACTCCCAACACCTCTGCCAGGTCCCGTGGACCTGGCAGAAGCCGTCGGAGAGTGGGTGCGCGGTCAGTAGCCGCGCCTCCCACTCCAGACCGTCGCTCGAGAGGAACTCCGTCCAGAGGGCGTACTCGCCCTCTGGGATGTACGTCTTCTGCCAAATGATTTTAATCCGTGAGCCCGATCTCATGACTGTCTCCTCCTTTCTCCTGCCCGGGGAGCAGTCCGCTTGCCCCGGGTCAGTAGTTTCCCGCGCCTGGGGGCAATACTGATCCCCCAGGCGCAGCCCCCGGCGACTACTCGGACAAGCCAAGTACCTCACGCCAGCCTTTCACCTCCTTCCGGGGAACTGATCGCAGGGCCCCCGGTCAGTAGGGGCCTGCGATTGCGGCCGGCCCCATGGGCGGCCGCATGGCGGCCCCATGGGCGGCCCCATGGCGGCCCCATGGGCGGCCCCATGGCGGCCCCATGGGCGGCCCCATGGCGGCCCCATGGGCGGCCGCATGGCGGCCCCATGGGCGGCCGCATGGCGGCCCCATGGGCGGCC